TACGAAGTGCCATTTTCCGTCATTTGGAATCCCGTAATTGGCCGTTGTCACACCGTCATTCATGGCGACACCGAACGTACCGGCATTACTGGCCGGACTCTTCGCCCATACGCCCAAATACAGCGTTTTGTTAGCGTATTTTGCTGCGAGTGCTAAGTATTCGATATCGTTAAACGATTGGTATACTACGCCATAACCGCCGCTGTACGTCACTCTTAGCGCGGGGGCATCGTCTTCAATAACACGAGCCTGCACAGCTCCGCTCACGGTCCAGTTAGCGATGTTACCGATGGTAAAGCGCGGATTAAACAGTATGTTGGTTGCGTTCTTACTGGCCTGTTTTCCCGTAGAGGCTGCGCTAATAAGCTTGTCAATCCCGGATTGGTACAGGATGTTGGTCGCCTTGGATGTCGGGTGGTTAAAGCCATTGCCACCGTACGGCAGCTTGATGCTATAATCACCGGATACAAACGGACCAACAACGTCATCCATCGTAAGTGTCGGATTAATTGCAATCGGCTCGTACTCAGTAAATGCCACCTGATCAATATCGGCGCTGGCTCCCGTTGCGGTATCGTCCACCCCCAGCTTGACCACACCGTTCGCGAAATCGTAGTAACTATCGAGCGAAGCGTGCTGCACTCCATCGACAAATACGTCAAAATGAGAGCCGATTACTTTAACGTCCAGCGTATGAGTGTCGCCGCTGAATCCGCTGATTGCTTTGTGGAAGATATATCCGCCAGCATGATCGTAAACTTCCAGCACACCAGCCACCGTAAGGAACACGGTGCAGTTTGCGGTTGCTCTAAATCGCATCTCCGCAATAGCCCCGCTGCCTGTAAGTTTGTAACGCGCCGATACCCGGAAGTTATAATACGTCTTGATGGTCTGCACATACTGGCCCTTGGTAACCGTCTGCTTTAGGTTAGTTCCGCTGACAAGTGACCAAAAGCTAGAGTCAAAGTTAATCGTCTGCTTCGGGTTTACGTTTACCTCGTCTTTACCTTCTACCAGCATCTGGAACGTCCGGCCAACATCAATTAATCCATAGCCCTTATTTTTAGTCCACTCTCGGGTACTACGCATGCAACTCGCACGCTCGGTGATGCCAGATGCATTCATGGAATCCGCCATTCTCGGTAAGAAGTTTGTAAGTTGGATAACGCTCGGCTTGATGGCGAAGGTATTCAGGAACGTCTCAATGCTATTCAGGCTATTGGCGTTTGTTATCGTTGTGCCGCCTACGCCATTCATGCCGAAGCCGATGAAAAGCAGGTCTGGTGCGCTATTTTTAACAAAATCACGCCATACGCCCGACGTACCTTCGCTCGGAAAGTAAGCCGTGTACGCTGGATCAGCAGCTTCGGACACCTTACTGCCCCCGATACCGAAATTCTTGAACCGGAATATGACACCCGGGAATGCCGTCCGCAACGCATCGGAATATAAGTCCGCAAACTTGCGTGAAGTATCGATCTGATCACCAGTTGCCGTGATGCTATCTCCCCAGAATGTTACGTTAACAAATCCGTTAGCCAGCGCAGTGATAAATCGGCTTAGCGCTTCTAGTGGCATGCTGTGGAGCAACGGGGATAATACGGAGTTGTACGAGAGCTTCGTGCTTTCCGCAGTATCCGCCAACTGCGCACTATGCTCCGCCACATTTCCCCGCAGCGCATCCGCATCATACGCCGTAAAGTACCGCGCCACTCCTACGCCGACCGCCCATGCCTTCGCCGTTGTACCGCTGAATCCGCGCGTAACTCCCGTTAAGTCATTTCCGCTTTTGCCCGTATATTTAATCGTCTCCGCGCTCTCATCTACGCCAATCGTCGCAATATTCGGAGCGTCCGGTAGCTTAGACGCGTCGAGTACGGGTACGGTCGTCTGCACGTCCGTAATTGCTGCGGTTAATTCCGTTGCTGGCGAATTAGGCGCTGCAGGAAACATTTGCATCATTACTACCACCTCCCACTTCTAGTTCTGCAAATCTATGTTTTAACCTTTTGATATCCCTTATTGTCTGTACATGCAACCCATACTCTTTAGCCAAGTCCGATGTCCCTTCCCCGCTTGTTGCCTTATAGTAAATTTCAAGAGCCGTCTCGTTGGTTATTTTCCGTATCTTCTCTTTACGTTCCAAAGACAATGGCTTGCCTCGGGTAGCTTCCCAGGCTGCGCGCATGTGCTCAATTGGTCTAGGTTTACCCCTGCGAGCGTCCCCGCTTTTCCGTCTAGCTTCCTCTGTGGGTACCTTCCCCTTCCCTGCTTCTGATAGTTTTTTGCGGGTTTCCTCGGAGACAGGCGGCCTATTTCTTTGGGCCTCTCTCATACGAGCTCTCGACTCTTCTGAATGCTTCTTTCCCTTCATCGTGCTTGTTCTACCCTTTTTAGCAGCACTCATCTTCTGCCGAGACTCTAAGGAAAAGACATAGCCACGGCATTGGGCTCCGCCTGTATTACAGTTGTATCCGTTTAAAAATGAGTCAAAATCTCCAACATGGAATTGCTCCCGCTCATCTAACATCTCAACGCTGCACTCTTCGATGAGGGCGAAATCGAACGCGGCCGATCCGTACTTTGACCAAGCACGCTGTAGCGCTGGGTTTTCGTGTTTTCCTGCGTTCAGTAAGCGCACATGCACCTTCCAACGCGTACCCACATGAGCGCTCTGTCCGACGTATACCTTACCGCTAACCGTATTTGTTATCGTATAAATTCCGACTGTGTACTTATCGACCGCCATCTATTCGTTCCCCTCTCCGCTATTATTGCGTGAATTTAACCGACGTGCTGCTTACCGCGAAGCGCGGACGGTCGCCGACGAGTAGTGTGCGCGGATTATCGAGCGCCTTCGTCCACAAGAGATTTCCGCCGGTTGCTGCGCTTTTTAATCCGATATGCGTCACGAGGCCCCAATCCGCTGTTGCAACCGGAAATACGACCTCTGCGGTATTGCTCACCGTTTGCTGTCCGCTAACAAGCGTCGGCGCTCCGAATGCCACCGCCTGACGCGCGTATGAGCCTCCGCTTACTTCCGTCCCGGTATCCGCCGCTGTTGGGTCGGACGTGTAAAGCGCGATATAGACGGTAGCCGGACCGGTAAACGCCGTGTTACGCAGAGCCGCGTTCAGTAGGATAGCGCTGAGATAATTCGAAATTTGCATCGCCATTTATTCGTTCTCCTCCGTTAGATCAACGCAAAAAGGCTCCGGCCATAGTGACCGAAACCTCCGCGCTGTCTTCGTTTATTGGTATTCGTATTCGTTCGTTATCGTAAATCCGTTAACCGTCGTTACTCCGTTGTTTGACATCGTAATCACTGGCCGTGCGCGTACGTCCGCTTCCGATTCGATCTCGACCGCTGTTGGGCTCGCGGTAATCGTAAACTCCGTTATGACTTCCGGACCTACCGGCCACGGATCGTTCATGCGCAGGTTCACGTCGATTAAGCGGCTGCCTGTCGCGCCGAGTTCGAGCGTTCCCGCGTATATCGCAACATAGTATTTGCCGGGCATATCCGCAAACTCTAGCGTAATCTCGCCGCGCTTTGCGTTGAATGTCCGCGCTAAATACGCCAGTGTCCGGTGATACTCCGCCGCGCTCGACGTAATCTCGAACGTCAGGCCAATCGGGCGCGCTCCGTAAGATGCGCCGAAATCAACGACGCCGTCCGTATTCGCGAGCTTAACGGTGTTATCGTCCGTCTCCGGCAGGACCGGTATTCTGCGATCGTGTAATGATGCCCCATGTTCCGATAGCCAAACGCCATTAACCGCAACATCATACGTACTCATAACGTCTTCACCCCCATCGCCTGTAACCGCTGAGCCGCGCGGGTCTTCTCATCGTAATAACTAACGATGTCCGCTTTATCCGTGAGTACGACTTCCTTCGCGCCCATATCGATATAATTCGTAGTCTGCGTAACGGTAGCCGGTGATTTAACGACCGAGCTCGGCACAGTGAGCACGCCTCTTAGCGCGGATTGCTGCGCTGAGCTTAACGTAATCCCACTCGATTTCGACGCAGCCGTTACGCTGGTCGACGATATCGCCGCCATCTTCGCGTTGTAGGCCGCGATGAACGTATCGAGCTCCGTGAGGATCGCGCTGTTTGCGGTAGCGCTGGAACTTACGCGATACGCTGCGATTCCGTCCTCGACCGTTTTGATATCGCCGCTATACGCTTCGAACGAACTAAGCAACGCATCATATTGCGCTTCGGCTGCGGTCTTCTCGGCGTCGTACGCGGCTGACTTCGCGGCCTTCTCGCCGGATAACGCGTCCTGCTGCGCTTCGAGCGTCCGGTCCGTGAGTTCGTGGTCGTGTTCGAGTTGCATGCGCTCTATTTCCTTGAGCAGCGCGTCACGTTCCTCGATACCGGCCGGACCGACTGCGCTCTGTAATTCCGCTAACCGTGCGCGTTTCTCACGTAGCTGCGTCTCGTAATCCGCGTCAGAGTTGAGCGTTTTATTCGCGTCGCGCAGCTTCTGGATCGCGTCAATCCGCGCATCATAATCGTCAAGCGCCGCCTTCTTCCGCGCATCGATTGCGTCGAGGTCCGCGTCCTTCGCTTCCTTAATCGCGGCCTTCTCCGCTTTGACGAGGTCTTCCGCGAGGGCGACCGTCTGCTTCGTAAGGTCTTTGCGCGATTGGTACAGCGCCTCGTCCGCCTTCGCGTAATATTCGCTGTCCTTCGTATAACGGCTGCGCACGCGAGTCCATGCGTCAATCTTCATCTGCGCGATCTCTGACTCCGACTTGCCGGCGTCTTCCATACGGCGTTCTTCCGCGTCTATCCACTTCGAGGACGCTTCGTATTGGTCACGCGCTGCTTGCTCCGTTTCGGTCGCGACGTCCTTGCGTGATTGGCGGACCTGCGCGTCTGCAGCTTTATACTGTTCGGAGTCCTTCGCGTATCGATCGCGTAACCGCGTCCAGCTTGCAAGCTTCATCTCCGCGATGGAGAGCTCCGTTTTACCGCTGTCTTCCATGCGCTTCTCTTCCGCATCGATCCACGTAGCCGAGAAGTCGTAGCGTGACTGAACGGAATCCTCCGAGAGTTGCTTAAGCTGCAGCGTGAGTGTGCGCGCATCATCTACGGACTCCTTCAAAAAGGCCGCGTGCTTCTTCCGCAGTTCTTCGTATTTAGCGATCTGTTTATCCGCAGTCAATTCGTAAAAGTCCGCTTGGAACTGCACGGTCTTGAGGTCCGCATCGTACGCGGCTTTACGTGCTTCGGCCGCCAGTTCCGCCGCAGTCTTTCCGGTCTTACCCTTCGCCGGCTTATCCGGGTCCGGCGCGATAATATCCTTCGTAAAGTCCTGCACGCCCGTTTCGACTTCGGACGCGAGCTTTTCCATATCGCGCGCGGCATTTGCGTACTTCTGCTGCTGCTTGAGCGCTTCCTCACGTTGAGCATCGATTTCCGCTTTCGCTCCGGACGTCACTGCCTGCGTGATGATCCCGTTCGTTACGATATCGCCGACGAGCCCGCTAGTTCTACGCGTATTCTGCTCCTCGCGTGCGGCCATGTCGCCAGCGAACGAACTCGCTTTAGCTCCGGAAGCTACCGCCAACGCATCGCTAAGCCGCGTCAAGTTGTCTATCTGCGTTTGTACCGACTGCGCCTGCGCTGCGGCTTCTTTCCCGAAGTTGCGGATACGCGTAGTCACGTTTGCAGCCGCTTGATCTGTAAACCGCTTATCCGTGCTGATCTGCGAGATGATCACGTCAATGTTATCTGCGCGGATACGGCCGTCTTCGCCCTGGCGCGCGTTCAGCTCCGGATACTGATCGATTAGTTTTTCCGTGATGTCAACGAGGCGGTTTTTCTGCGCCGCGTCCAGCGTTTGAGCGGAGTTAAGCGTCTTAAACTCGTTAGCCAGCGCGCTCATTTGTACGAGCGTCTGTTTCTTCGTAGCTAACGCTGCCGCTTCCGATTTATCCTGCTCGGTCAGCGCAATCGTTCCGCGTTTAACAACCGCATTCATATCGGCCAGCTTAGCGGTCGCTTGCTCAACGCTGGTGTAACCGAGTCCTTCGAGCTTTTCGTCGAGTTCGCCGAGCGCATCGTTAACGTCCATGGCTTCCGCGAACATTTCCGGCAGCGCTGTCCCCGCTTCGCCCGCCGCCTGAATCTCGTTTAGGCGCTCCTGTAGACGCGCACGTTCTTCGAGGACTGGCGTAAGCTCATCCGTCTTCGATTTCAGCGTGTCGATATCCGCAGCCGTACGGTCGATAGGCGCTTTCGCGAGCAGTTCGTTGAGCTCTTTCTGCGCGCTGAGCATCGCCTCTGTTGCCGCTTTGTCGCGTGCTTTTGCCGCTGTCAGTGCGCCGAATGCGCCGGCCAACGCCCCGACCGCTACGAGCGCTATTCCGATTGGTCCCGCCGCTAGTCCGAGGCCAGCCGCCGCAGTTTTAATAGCGATGACCAACGCGGGTATCGTCTTAAGTAACAGGGACAGTCCGGTCAACCCTACGACAAACGTGAGTACACCGGCGGTGCCTGTAGCAAGTCCAGATACAAGTTCGGCGTTGGCTGATGTAAAATCCGCGAGCTCGATGATCATCGGTGTAAGTGTGTCGAGTGCCTTCTGTACTACCGGAGTAAATGCTTCACCCATTGCTACGGTCGCTTCGTTAGTGGCTTGAGTAAATCGCGCTTGGCTACCGATTATGCCTTGCATCGCTTGGTCCGCGTTACCGACGTAATAGGCACCTTCACGGATAAATCCCGTGTAAGCTGCCTGTATCTTTTGAGCGTCAGTTAGCTTACCTACCGTTGTGCCTATTGAGGCTGCGTACTCTTTTTGTAGCACCGATAAGTTCTTGGTGATACCAACTGCATCCGCGAGCACGGAGTTACCGTTCTTGATACCGTCGAGTGACGCCTGTATCGCGCCGCCCATCGTATAAAACGACTGCCGACCGTATGCCGCCGAGTCTGCCAGCGAGTTAATCAGCTTCGTCGCCTCTTCGAGACTTAGGCCGGTTGATAGCGCCGTCTTAAACGCCTGTGCCGATTCAGTCAACGATAAGAACCCGCGCGAAGACAGCTCTTGTACGGCCGCCTGCGCATCCTTCGTTTGGACGCCGAATCCCTTCGCGACCGCGTTCAGTCCCGCGAACGCCGAGTGCAGCTTCGTAGCCGCTTCGACTGCGCGCATCATTTCGTTGACGAGCTTCGATAATCCCGCGCCAGCCGCGAGCCCTGCAATCGCGCTCCCCATATCGCGGAATCCGTCAGCACCGCGCCGTGTATCGCCTTCAAGCTCGCGTATTCTGCGCCGAGCTTCGTCCATTTGACGCCGGAACTCCGCCATCTCAAGCGTTATCCGCGCCTGTATTTCGCCGACGTTCGTGCCGCCTGCCGTCATCTTAGCGCCCTCCTTATCGCGTCATTTACAAAACGTTGATATAGCCGCTCGTTCGTACGCAGCGGCCGCGATAGGAACTTCGGACGCGTGCCGGGCGTAGTCGGATTCTTGTATTCGCCCATTTCGTGAACGCGCAACGCGTAGTTAAAGCGAACGCCGCCCGCCTCTTCTGTCGCGGAATAAAACACCTCTCCGTAAATATGGCCGTTCTCGTTCTTGACGCGCTTGCCCGCCGTCATCCGCAGCGTGCCGGTCTTTAACGGCGCTTCGTTCCGGGAGTCCGCGAGCAGGCGGTCTGTAGCGTCGTGTAATCCGGACATAGCTCCGGCGATTACTTTCGCTTCTTGCTGCGCTAGGAAACGGTAAAGCCCCGCTACATCTGCGCTAAACGTCATATCCGGTCACCTCGCTCCCATCCGCATCTGATCGCGGAGTAATTTAATCGCAGCCTCGTCGTATTTCGGCGCGCTGCTTTGCTTGAATCCGGCCGCATTACGTAGGCCATCCGTATACGCACGGAAGTCCTCTACGCTAGTCGAATGCGACATCACGTTAACGTTAAGCGCGTCCAGCGTTTCGCCAGCCTTGCGCCGCGTCTCCGCTTCGAGTACGTCGAGTAAATCCATAACGTAGTAGCCACGCTCGAACTCAACTTGCGTTTTGCCTAGACGGACAGCCGCGTCAATGAAAAATTGATCCAGCGTTATACCGCGCTCATCACTGCGTCCGCTGCTTTGTCCAGCGTTTGCGTCAGGTTTAGAGCGCCTTGCACGTTTTTTAGGAGTCCGCCGAAATCGTTCACGCGCGCAACGGCGACAAAGTACGCCATTAATTCGTCCGGAGATACGTTCTCGTTGATCCACGCGGGCTCTAGTCCGGTCAGCACCGCAACCACGTTAACTACGTCGTCGATTGCGCTCTCTACAACCGCGAGCAGGTACGGTATCCGGCTGTCCGCAGGCGCGGTTACAACGCTGATTAACAATTGCGGTAAGTTGCCGACTACGCTGTAGAGCTCGCGCCATTGGCCGATCGTTACCTTGCGCACCTTAACCGCCTGGCCGCCGAGGATGATTGCGGACGGGTCTACTGCGGGAATTTCCGCTTTATCTGAACGCTTAAATAGCTGCATCATTTTCGCTCCTTATAAATAAAATAGAGGCGCAGTTAAGCGCCCCTTTCGTGTCCTGCGTTACTTACGGAGTTGCGGTAATTGTGTCGTCGCCGAGGATGAGGATGACGCCGTCTTCGTCCGGTGTCGAACGGAGTGTTACGTTGGTGATGCGCTCGTTTTCGTTGTTGAACGAATACGACAGGTCCGTTTCCGAGTATGCTAGTGGCAACGTAAGCCAGAAATCCGGGTCCGTTTTATGCGCGAGTGGTTTGATAATGGCGATCTTAGCGGTATCCAGCAGACTCACGCCTACTCCGGTCTTAAGCAGGACTTTCGATCCGCCTGTTCCGGTAACCACCTCTGCGCCCGCCATGATCTTCGGGATGACGTCGATCTCATATTCCGCGAACGGAACGGTGACGCTGACATTGCGGCCGGTAATGCGCTTATCGACGATGGTTTCGCCGGTCTGATCCGTCTTTTGCTCGCGATACGTAGTTTCCGTATTGAGTACAACGCCGCCGATCGTAGTCTCGAACGTAACCATTGTCCCGCCCGAACCGTACTCAACGATTGCCGGGCCGATCTCGATTTTGCTAAAGTCTTGAGCCATTCGTTATTTCCCCCTTTAATGTGCATAACAAAAAGAGCCGCCCGATTACGGACAGCCCTCGTATTTATAGCGATGTATCAAAGTGATGTGGTTAGCGTAAAATTGACGGAGTATAGTGCGCGGCCGCCCTCGTCCGGACCGAGATACCACGGCGCTGATTGATCCGCCAGGCACTTAACCACGCGGGTACTTCCGAGCATAAATTCCGCCTTACCGTGTAGCGCCGCAATCAGCGCATTACCTTTCACTTCCGCGTTCGCCGCCAGCTTGGCGCGTATGATGACCTGGAACGACGGATACGCAACGGACGACCACTCGCGAGGTGGAGGTCCGCCGGTTATCCGCACGTATGCGCAATCGTCCGGGTTAGCCGCGATAAAGTCGTTGCCGACTACGATGATGCCCGGCATTGCAATCCGGACCGCTGCGTTGATATCCGCTAGAGTAAGCGACATTATACGTTCACCTCCGTTAGAATCGGCCGACCGCTCAGCATCCGTTTTACACCGATGGTTAATGGATCGTAGGTCACCGCGTCTCCTAATTCGTTGGTATACGTAAGTGTAGCGTCTAGGCCGATATCCGCGAGCTTATCGAAGTAAAACGTACCGACGCTGACGACTTCGGCTCCGTATTGATTGCGCACAAGCTTAACGCCTTCTTGAAAACGGCATTTCAGCGTATAAGGGACGCCGGGTATCGGCGTATTATAGTCCGGATCGAAACCGCCCGCCGGCGTAATTGTGACCGTTTGTTTCAGCGGTATAAGCGCCATTACATCGTCACCCACTTAACCGCGCGCTTGCTGAGCTTAACGCCGTTCGCCGCGCCAATCAGCGTATAAACGACGTCGGGGATTACCGCATCGAGCCCCGTTTTCACTCCGTCCTTAAACGTAAAATTAGCGACGCCAGTCAGTCCGAAGCTCGCTACGCCTTGCTGCTGCAGTGCATTCGTATCGTTAAACGCGATCGCCAGCGCGTTCGCATACTCGTAAACCGCCGCGTCCGGTATCGTATATTGAGCGTATTTGTCCGTCAGCGTCCGTCCTGCCACGTTAACTATCCGTAGTTTTTTGGCGTCGTCTGCGTCTGTCCAATCGTCAATACTGATACAGTTCGCGTTGATATACGTTGTTGCGTCATTTACCGTAATTGCCACGTAAACACCTCCGTTTTATTTGGCGGAGGTCTTACGCGGTTTAGGCGCGGGCTTGATGGCGGGAATTGCTTCCGCCGGTTCGTCCGCGACTGCTTGCGGTTCCTCCGTAATCCGTACGGCGTCAACTAACGCGTCGAGTACGGCTATTACCGCCGGATCATCCGTATGATAAAGGCCCCCGCTAAATCTGCGGAAGCCTCCGTCTACGTAAAATCCGAGTTGCTGATAGCGCGATTCGTAAGTCGCCATCGTACACCTCCGTTATATTACGACAAGCCTTTCAGGCGGCCGTGAGCTTTTTCTTGTTCGAGCATGAGCGTGTACTCGCCGACGATCTGGCCTTTCATCGAGTCACCGACAACACCGAGGTAAGTGTGGCCGAACTCACGGGTAGCCATCGGGTGGATTTTCAGACGGTTCATATCCGTCAGGAACAACTCGTCAGACGCAAGGTTTTGGTTAAGAACAATCTCGAACTCACCGAAGTCAGTTACGATCTTGTCTACGACTTGGCCGCGCGCATTCTCCCCGCGAGTCAATACGATCTTGTTCGCGTCAGTACCGGAAAGGGCAACCTTCTGCTTAGCGGCAACTTGAATCTTGTAATCACCGCCGGAAGCGAATCCGCCAGCGTCATAAACGGTCTGAGCCAGCGTATTGATTGCCGCCAAGGTTACCGCGCCGCCGACGTTGGTAACATTAGTCTGAATAAACTGACGGATACCCTTCATCTGACGGACCTGACCGTTTTCATACGAAACACCGTTAATCAGCGCTTTTTCCAACTGCAGCGCGAGCTCAAGCTGTTTCTTTTGCTTTTCGTACTCGTAGAGGTCATTTACGCCATGCTGCGCTACCGCCTGCGCTGTGCCAGAGATGTCAACGGAATCGGTGAAAATTTGCGTAAGGTTGGATTTCCGTACGCGAGCCTTATAGCGGGCGTCACGAGCAGCCGCGCCCTCAACGCCTTCGTCAAACAGGAACTCAACCTTCGCCCCGGAAGCAACCGCCGCAGCCGTAGTCGAAGCGTAGCCGCGCGTAACAGTCAGCGTTTTGGTTCCGGAGTTGATTGCGGACACGTACAGTAGCTCATCGACGATTTTGATTACGGAGCCTACGCGGAAAGGTGTTACATCCGCTACAACAACGTCCGTAGCGCCTACGAGTGCAGATGCGGTAGTTACGGTTTCGTCCGGGAACATTTCGTCTTCGAACCAAACGTGTTCAACCGCTGTGATCGGCGTAGAGAATCCGATTGCGTTCAAGAGTGGCGTCTGATGCGGATTCAGCAGAAGCAGTTCGTCTACGATGGACTCGCGTTTACCTACGATAGAAGCGTTATAAATTTTACCCATTGTGTGTATTTCCCCCTGTAAATTGAGTGCTACGGATAAATCCGCGCAATAAAATAAGCCGCCAATTTCCCACGACTTTATTTCCGTTATTCAGTTACTTAGTCAGTTCGTCCTTAAGCGCCGCGTAAGCCATGCGGTCCTCAATGCGCCCGGTCTTGCGCGCCTTGTCTGCGGCTTCTTTGAGCAGCTGTTCCTTCGTCTTATCCGGCGGGTCGGCCTTACCGCCACTTGCGCCGCCCAACGTTTTAGCCTGCGTTTTCTCAACGAGATAGCCGTGTGCGGCAACTAACGCCTCGACCGCTTCCTTCACGCCGACCGCGTTACCTTCGTCATCAACCGTTACCCCGCTTAAGTCCGCCAGTTTAACCGCAGCCGCTAAACGGTCAGCTGGCACATTAGCCTCGCGTGCCAGTGTGCGGAATTCAGCGTTAATAATGCGTTGATTAGCGGCTGTCTCGCGTGCTGTGCTGCGGTCTTCCGCTTCCTGCGCCTTCTTAAGCGCTTCGGCCTTCTCCGCTTCCAGACGCTCGGTATCGGACAGTTTCGCTTTCTCGCGGTCAGCCTCCGCTTGTTCAAGTGCAGTCAGCTTCGTTTTGATATCGTCATAATCTTCGCGGCCTTTACGGTCACGCGCTAGGCGTTCGGCAACAATGCGGTCTAGATCCGCTTGGCTGAACGTCTTATCGGGCGCGGGCGGCGTTGGGTCTGGCTTCGGATCAGCCGGATCGGGGTCGCCTTCCGCAAATAGCTGCAGATTCATCGGATATCTACTTACGTGCTCATCAATTACGTTAGTCATAGTGTCTCCTCCGGTTAAGGTCCGTCGACCATCGGTTGTCTGACCGTAAAGTTTATCGCGTCAATTCACGTCTGGACGCGGAGCCTTATTGCTCCAGTAGTTTCGGATCGCGTATCGCCGTTACCAAATGTTTACAGCATGGGTGGAAGATTTCGTTACGCGGTAAATCGCCAATGAACCGGTATTCCCCCGGCGCATCCTGCGTTAACTTAACGATCATTCCTTCATACCCCCGACACTTATCAATCGCATTGTGCCGCGAGATCACGCCATAATAAGCACCGCGTCCCACAGCTTCGTTTATCGTAGACTCGCGTTGGGTCGCCGCCATCTTTGTCCGCGTCAGCATCTTTACGTAATTTTCAGGTGACCAGCGGCGGCCTGCGCTATCAATAATTCCGGTGTCAATCGCGCTACCTAGCGTTTTCTTCATGCGCGCCAGAATATCAGTATTAAGCGTCCGGTTGCCGTTAACTCCACGCGTAAGATTAGCACGCATTGAATCGGCGGTCGCTTGGCGTACGGCTGTCTTTACACGGCGGTCTACGTTTTGTGTGACGGCCAAAAGGTCCGCCTGTGTATCCGCTACCGCCGACGCCACAAATTCGCGGTTAATCCGGTTAAACTTAACGATCTTTTCCGCTGCGGGCAGCGTATCCGCAGCGCCAAGCGCTACGATGGTCCGCGCGATTCCGTCCGTCGCAGCCTTCGGGATGTGGCGCTCAACCCAGGTAGCGGACTCGTCGTTTAGAGAACGCAAAGTAGCCGCAACTTCGGCGAGTGCGGCGCGTGAGTTAGCGCGGGACATTGCGGTTAAATCTAAGCGTAGGAGCCCCGCGCTTATAGAGAGCATCGCGTTTTTATACGCGCGGACGAGTATCTCGATATCGTAGTCGTAGATGGGCTCCGGGATGACTGGTATCATGCCGCTACCACCTCACGTGCGAATTCCTCAAACTGCCCTGCGTTTGTGTTGCGGTATCCGTATGTCATGTGAAAGGTGCCATGACAACCTTCACACAGAGTGACTCCGTTATCCAAGGACGTACGAACTTCTGGATTGTCCGCATAGTTTCGAATGTGGTGCGCGTTGATCTTTCCGCCCCGCTCTCCGCAGCATTGACATGTGTAGTCGTCGCGCTCATACACCGCTGACCTCCACGCCGTATACTCCGGATAGTGACGCTTAGTAATACGCTCCTCATCTGTGATGTTGGGGTCTCGAAGCGCCTCGCTTATTTTGGAGCCTCGGCAATTCCAACAGTCTTTACCCCGTAAGAAATTGTTAAGAGTAATGTGAGACTCATGCCCGCAGGAGCACAGATACCTCAAGGGAGTAACTGAGTTCTTGAACGGCTCCAACGAGAGGAGTGTTTTTCCCGATTCAGCGAAGAGCCTCGATACCTCCGCAATAGTATACTTCCTGCGTGAGGCGGCAACCTTAAGCGTGCGACAGTTTTGACACCTATGCCCTGCGTGAAACTTGTACCACGTCATGCTCGCAATCTCTCCACAGACACACCGGTATTTAAGCTTCTCTGTCGAAGCAGGTACAAAAGTATCAAGTAGTTCGCACCCCTGCTCCCGATAATAGTCGGATACAAAGTTTGCAGTATAAACTTGCTTGGCGGCGCTCAGCTTATTTCTGCCACACTCTTTGCAGTTACGCCCTTTTCTAGCGTTCTTTAGACTCATCAAAGATTCTTGTCCGCAGGTACAAATGTAACGCATAGGGGTCTCAGAGCTTACGTAGCTTTCGTCTATCAAGGTAAACCCACGCACGTTCTCGAAATAATGCTTAGCGTCTGCGTATGTTAAACTAGCGCCCATGAGCAGCCTCCTCAATTGAAAAGACCGCCCTTTGTTTCTCAGGCGGCCGGGTCATTAAATATAGTCGAGTCAACAACGCCACTAACTCGCGTCTCGTCCTCGTCAATTTGCGTTATAATCTGCGCTGCCTGTGCGTCGCTGATTGCGTCCATGCGTTTGATCGCGGTTGCGACATCGAGCGTAGCCTTTCCGCCTGTACGGATGTTCATCGTTTCGGCCTCTGCCTTCGCGTCCTTCGGAAGTCCATCGCGCCATTCGATCGTCGGGTAAACGGGTTCGTACGGAATGAATCCAGCCACGCCATCATTCGCGAAGTTTTCGAGTTGCATCGCCGTCCAGATAGCGTCGCGGATAGCGCGGTCCATGTGTGCGCGAATACGCTCGACTTTCTTGAGGATCGGCATCATCCGCATACCTATGGAAGCGCCGTCCGTATGGGACGTCCCTGTTCCGCCCTTATCCGCTGTGATGGTTGTGCCAAACAGCCATTGCGGAGTTTCGGCCATCAAGAATACTAGCCCTAACAGATAGTCTAGTTCCTTAAATGCGCCCTCAAGCTGCGAGTTCCACACCATGTATCCAGGAATTGCATCCTCTTTGTCTATAGGGATGTACTTGCCTCCGAATCGCATTGTCTGATCCCCATCGATGTCTGGACCGTAAGCCGTAGGGTCCGAATGTCTAAAAAGGATATAATCAACCTGGACTAACCGGTCATTAATCGCAGCCAGAACGCTCTCCATTTTCGTTACTGCGCTCTCCCCGCGCCAGGAGTCATCCGTCGTTTTATATGGCGCGTGATGTACGAGTAACTGCGGTGTTCCCGTCTCAGTAACGTCGTCCTCGCGCCCTGTAGCGACTGCATCTCCGATTGTATACGTGGATATAGGAACGCCCCAATCCGCGTTAACACCCTTATCGTGTAGTTCATAGCGTTCGTACACGATGTACCCAGGTACATGGCGCTCAACTACGAGATAAGGAACGTATGATACCGGATTTCCGGTTATCCAGCGTACAATTTTTCCGCCGGGTTCCTCAACCCAATCGATCCAAGCGATGTTAATCGCCTTAAACTTCTTGCGTGATCCCGTAGAAAGCTCCGGAAATACAAGATTGGCCGGGACGTTTTCGATAATTGGCTCAGGGGGCGCAACTGGCGCAGATAGTCCAAGCTCCTCCGTCTCAGAAAAGTCTGCTCTCTGTGCGTAGTAGGACTTGAACCATGCATCCCCACGATAGCCCGCGCCGATGGTTGCTTCGTAGATCAAACGGTTAACGTCATTCTCCTCAATGATAGAGTCAAGACGTTCCTGCTCGCGCGAGTCTTTACCCTTGCCGCTGTCATACGTCGGTGGCTCGCCAATAAGTAAGTCGGCCGGCTTCGTCATGAGAACGTCAACCACGTTAACCGCAATGAACAACGTCTTAAGCTGCGGGGCAAATGGCGTATCCTTTAAGAGCGATGAGGCCCGGTCGTATATCTCTGCGTGGCGTCCTTCGTAAATACGGCGTCCGCGCTTGTATTCAGCCAGCCTCGGGATGTCCCTTTCCGGTGGAAACTGCTCGCCGGTATAGAATAACTTAGTCAACTAACGTCCTCCTTTCGCTACATCCATGCTGGTTTATTTCGAAGCTTCTTTCCGCTTGTCTTCGCGATGCTTACGGCCATTTCGAGCGCATCCGGTAAGTCGTCGTGAGTGCCGGACGGGTACATTTCGAATTGTTCGAGTAATAGCGCGTGCTTGCGGCTGAACTGTATCTCTCCGCTTTCGATCGCCGGCATCATCGCTTCTATACGCAGCCCCTTGCGCGACCTCTGGTGAATCTCCTTAACGCGCGTATGCGACGGATAGCCTGCCGCCTTTAACGCGTCCTTAAGCTGCATAACGAAGAACTCCTGCGCCGCCTGCGCTTCGGCCGCGATTGCATTCGGTTGATAACGCAGCGCCTTCTCGACGATTACACGCAAAAAAGCGTCCGGCTTTATTCGTTCGGCGAACGCATCGATAACGTATTTTGTTCCGGTCTTTTTGTGGCGTGCGATAACGGCGATCGCCGAGTAGTCGCCACGCGTCTTACCCATCGCGAAGTCGACGCCCGTGTATACGTCAAACTCAGCGTCAGCCGGACGCGGATATTTCGACAGCGACTCTTTTAGATGACCGCCGTCCCAGTACGTAAATGACTCCGGGTTGAAGATCATCGATTCCTCGTCGATCGGGTTATTCATATACTCCGTATTGAACGCTTTACTACCGTTATCCCACTTCCACGTCATCAGCTTCCATACCGGCTGTGCTTCCGGCCACAGTACGACGCAGCCGCGATCCATTTCCGCGCGGTTCAATTCGTACAAGGCCAGCGCTTCCTTGACGCGATCCTCTTTCGGTCGATCCGGGTCTTTGTATACGAGTCGACACGCTTCCCATAAGTCCATGCGTTCCGGCCATTCGATAACCGCGCGATAAACGCGGCTCTTGAAGTCCGACCGGTTGTACAGCACGTCAACGAGTAAAGCTTCGTGATGGACCGTTGTCCCCATGTAAACGAAGGCTGTCTTTTTCCCGCGTGGGTCTCCGAGTGGTACAACCGTCTGCGCGAACCAGTCTTTAAGCTTGCGCCGCAGTTCCGGAGTGGCCGCGTTACTCTTTATATCTTCGAGGTCATCGCAGATAATAAGGTCCGGCCGCACACCGTTCCAGTTACGTCCGCGTAGCGCCTGGCCGGTTGATGCCGCTTCGACTTTCGTGAGTAACTTCTTCGTTCCGTCTTCGCGCGGTTCCCATGCGATAAACTCCGACGAATTATCCTTCGGATTCTCCTGCTGCTTCACGCTCATCAACGGACCGAAGTCCGCCCGTAGCTTTGCGTTCCCTTTAAGCTGCAGCGATATCCAATCGAGGTTAGCGCTAGATACCGCCGGCGTCTCCGATATGATAATCTCGTATTTGCGCTTGCGGTACACGATCTCGCGTATCGGGAACGCCTTCGATAAATACGTTGATTTAGCGTGAGAACGCGGCGCTGCTTCGGCGACCTTATCGTTTGTGTGTACGTTGCTTACATCGTCCATTAGCGCGGCGATTTCACGGTGAAACTCCGGAGCTTCCGATATGTCTACGATATCGAATCCGTCCCAATTACCGTCATTGCCGGGATTGCGCGCTTCCGAGAAGTATTCGATGGAAAATTCGAGTAGCGACGTCTCACAGCGCTGTATCCGTTCTAAGCGCTCAAGCTCCGCCATTTGTGCGTCTGCTTCGCGCAAGTCTTCCGCTGAAAGAGACGCGATATCTACGCTGGATAGTGCGCTCCTGAGTCCGTCTAAGCTGCGTATATGTTCGTCGCGTTCAGCCCGCGCGACCCATTTACCGTCGATCCATGCGATAGATATCGCCTCCCTTCCGTTTAAGCGCGGAATGACTGCGCTTTGAGTTACCGTTGATTTACCGTCAAATTAGCGCTTGTACCGCATGACCCTTCCGCTTATACTCGGAAGAGCATAGGCGCGCTAATTCGACGGTGATTTAACGGGGAAATTACGTGATACTGCGTTCGGATACCGAAGTCCAAACGTTATTTTTGATGCGCGGATTCTAATACCACCTAAACTCACTTACTTTAAGTAACCCCTTGGGGTCACCGCTTCACCGCACTAATGCTTTAACGTATTAAAGTAAATTCACAGATTATAATAATTATAATATACACGTTTTATACAAGACTACTGCACAAAATACGCATATGGTGTGGTAGTACTCGTCAACAAACCGCATACCTACGCCATTCTTACGCGCCTGCATAAACGCGCCTTATGCAACGTATATACATTTACCAGTACCTACGCGCTATAAACGCTGTAACCACGCGGCTTCCCGGCTATATACGCCTATTCGCGCTTCCAGTTTATGCAGCGCTAACTCGACGCTAATACATACGTTTATGCATCGCTTATACAACGATCAAACGTTCTCATTGCGCATGATTAACGCTGTATTACGGTGAAGCGTGAAAAGTTTACGGAGGGTACGCGCCAGGCGACCCGTGCAGACAATACGCAGCCACTCGAACGTATCCGAAACGTAGCCACACGCGTTCCTTCATCTAATAGCGCAATTACTCGCCGCTTTCGGATTCGTTATCCTTACGCTGCTTCAACGCCTCGATCCGCTGTCTAAGCGCCTCTACGTCCGTACCTCCGCTGTCCTTCGTCTCCACTTCGATCTTATCCGTGAGTAACCCGCTTATCTGCAGCGCTAGCTTCGCCATTGCTGCGTTGCCATCACGTATAGCAATCGTAGATAACGAATCGACTAACTCCGGTAGCTTAGCGCTGTTATCACGTATGATCGCACGCTTAAACTCCGCATCGAATGTCGCATCCTTACGCCAGTTCTCAAGCGTACGCGCTGTTACTCCGCACAATGACGCGATCTCTTCGTATGTCCTACCACCTTTACGTGGCTTCGCTAACCATTCGATCGCTAGCGTCTGTTCTGACGTTAATTGCTTCGCCATATAGTCGCCCTCCTTCCGTGTATTTAGCGCTTATGTGCGCTACCCTTACGTTTATACTCCTGCGCTGTTAGAACGCCTATATAACGCTATTCCTACGCTCGGGCAAAGCGTAGGAACGTGCGCTACTCCAACGTACTAAGTACACGGTCTTGCGCATTGATAGCCGCTGCTATATCGTCTACTCGCGCTACATCTACGCCATCCTTGCGTATGATAAAGATACGGTATCCTGCGAATCTGAGTTCGTTAATTATCGCATCTACTTCGTCCACATCAACGCATTCAAGCGAGTCTGTATCGTCATCATACGTAAACCCTTCGTACTTACCGCATATAACCGTATACATTAACGTTACCCCTCCGCTCAACTGCGTAGCTACTGTACGTTCGCTTACGTAATTGCTACCGCTTAAAGATCGGCGCTATTCTTTTGCTTTGCCTACATGAGATACTTCTGTGAGTAAGCTTCATGTGTCTATCTGACGAAGGTTTGAGCATTAAGTGCCTTCCGCGTCACTGTGTTCCTTGGCCTTGTCGCTGCCGCGCCTTCGGGACATGTTATTCAACTGCGCTCAAGCTTTTATCAAAGATCGGCGGTGTTAGATAGGCTACACAAGGCCCGATTCTGGCCGAAGTGTAGTCGCAAGTTACGGAGTAACTAAGACTAGATATCTTTCTACACTCAAAACGCCGAAACCCCATATGTGGCGCGGCTTCCCGGCGTTTTTCGTTGTACGAATAAAGTCACCTTTTTCGCCGTTTTGTACGAATAAATTCACCTTTTTAAGCGGCCTCCACGTTAAACAGCGCGGTTACACTATCGCTCGGAGCCGAATTTCCCCGGTAAAACACACGTGGATTAAACGAAAACTTACGAGCACTACCGAGTGAGTGGCGCATAATCACGTATTCGCCGGCGAACTTAAGGTGCGGCAGCCTCCGCGATAGCGTCTTCTCGTCAACTCCGATCGCTTCCGCCAGGCTCTTAACGTTAAACCAGCGTATCTTCTTCGGATCGCGTTCGTTTGGGTTAGCGCAAAGTGCGTTCTCCTTGATGTGTACGAACGGTATCATCCGGTACATAAGCCCGATATCGACCGCCTTTACTTCGCGGTATGCCTGTTTAATCTTCGCTGTGTATGTGCGTACGACCATACGGTTCTGCGTTGTCCCCCGGAAGTGGTAACGCGGATTAACGTAGTAACTCTCGTGTTCGTCCTTCGTAATAACGCCGGATTCAAGACACGCACGGAGGAAATCGTAGAACGTCTGGCGCTTCTTACGGAGCTGCAGAACGTCCATCATTTCCGTAGTGGCTAGCGCGCGGCCTTCGGAATTAACGATCCGGCCACCGTCGTAGTCGACGTAACACTGCAGCACAAGCAGGTAGCCGCACTGGGCCGTTGTGAGGCGCTCAATCACGTAATGGATATCGTCCATTGACGCGAAGGTAAAGCCGGCATTGCGCCCTTTGAACGCCTCACGTTCGAAGTGTCCTGCAGCCCCGGTGCGCTGTGCCTCCGTCGTAACACGGTCGCCAATGTTCAATACCGTTGCGTATACGAGTTCTCCCGTTTCCGGGTCAATAAGCTCTCTGCCCACCGCCATTACGCGGCACCACCCGTCTTAGCTGCGTCATATGCGTCTAGGCTGCGTTTAACCGCGTCCGTCTTTTCGTACAGCCAAAAGCGTCCGCCAGTCTTTTCGTTGATGCCTACGCAGATGTAGCGATGACCGGCAACGCGTAGAAACTGGAACATTGACGGCGAGTAGCAGTATAGGTATGCGTTATTCATTGGCGGCCTCCATTCGTTCAGTTCTGTGTGCCCACATCCAAGGTCTTGCGTCTCCGTGAATATCCGCGCGTAGTTGTGCAGCCTTCTTCCCCGCCTCAACCTTACCTACAGGTGATAGTTCTACACTTGACGCAAAGTCCGTTGCGCCCCGTCTGCGCATTCTCGCACGTGTTGCCAATACTGACTGTCTTCTGCGGAGCAGTCTCGCGTGTTCGTCAAGAAGCTCTGCTTCCCGGAATAGTTTTGCCGGGTCGTCCTCATCTTCAAAGTCATCGCATAACCCCAAAGCTACGGATATCCCGTCAAGATCCTCCCTAATGTCCCGAAGTGCTATGTCACACTCCGTTAGGCGCTCCGAAGCATCTTCAATAAACGTTTCATGTGTGGCCTTATCTATATTGAGCGTCGGCTCTAACGTGTTAATTAAATGTGTTTCAAGCATATCCGCCGCAGCGGTGTCTACAGTAAAGTAAGTAGTGCAAAAGTATGCATCGTGCAAATCCACATGGCTACCGAGTTGATGCTCGCAAAGTCTTCGCCATAGGTTCTTAGATTTCCCTACGTAGAGACACTCTCCTTGAAAACTCCTGAATACGTACACCCCGGGCTGGTTGGCATGTAATGCCCTCTCTTTTCGCACGTCACGCCACTTAAAATTGTGTTCGTCTGCGGTTAGCGAAAAATTAAACTGCATGTTAACTCCTCCAGTAGCTTAGTTTTTAGGACCTTGTGGGCCCTCTACCTTAATGGTCCGCAATCCCCACGTAATACAACCCGTAGCTCCCCGCCCACACCGTTATTTACCGTTTTACAACCCCGCCGCTAACGTTTATAATACGTACATACGTTCCCACTAACGGAGGCTCAACGCTATGAACAACGAATTATTACGCAATTACGTGATTTACCCGCAGTTAACCGCGTCCGTACAGCGCGGCCTTGACGAACTCAGCGCGGCCCACAACGTACTCAACCGCGCTTATTCCGCATCCGGTACGTACATCCTACGCAGGATCACGGACGACCTACGCGACAACCGCCTAGCGATCAACCGCGCGGGCCTGCGTGTATTAAGAAGCGCGGAGCTTAACGGTATGATTCACGTAGAGTTCACGCGTAAAGGTAGCGCAGGCCAGCCGGAGACGTATGCGATTGCCCGCGAGGTTATTCGTAAGGAAATGGGCGCGATGATGGCGCAGTATATTGCGGAGTTTGGTGAAGCGGTCGGACACGTTTAGACGCAAAAAAGACGCCGGCCCCTTTCGGAGTCTAGCGTCTTCCTTACGTTATATCTACGCTTCCCTTACGTTATCTTCCGCCACACACCCGCCACGAACACCGCCGCCAGTCCTCCGAATATTGCGATTCCAGCCGCTTGGAAATCGAGTAGTTGCGCAAATGCGAACGCAATAACTGCGCAGCCAGCGGCGAGTATTAATTTACGTTTCCACACGTTAGATCACGCTCCCTTATACGCTTATTCTAACCGCCGCGATACGCGATTTCAACGTACGGCTCCGCTTCCTGCACCGTTTCCAACCCGTAATAACCATCTGCCACAACGCGCCGCCCATCCCGCCTAGCCTCCGCGTATTCATCGTAATCCGTCGTTAATTACGCGTCATGGTCCGCGTGATCCTTACGCCAGGACGCGAACGCAGCCTCTGCCAGCTTCACGCGTGTACTTACCAATCATCGTCGTCACGCGGCACGTATGGCAGTCCGCGATATAATAAGCGCCCATCTAGCGACCTCCTTCCGCGAGGAGAAGCGCAATTTCCACGTAATTCCCGCCCGCTGTCCTCACGTAAAGCCGCCCGTTCATGTAGCGCCCGGTTGCGAATCTACTTCGTTTATTCATTCCGCTCACCCTTTCCGTATTTCTTACGTGAGGCTGCGCTCAACTCGCGGTTAAGCGCCTTAAATACGTGGTTACGATACGATAGCAACCGCGTCCGCCGCGTGTACCAGCGGTCATACTCCGGATCAGCGCGAAGCCTAGCGCCGTATTCGTCGAGCTTACGGTCGAGGAAGGCGCTGCGGTCGGCGGAGGTTTTAGGATGGCAATTGTTCATCTGTACCTTCCCCAATTACTCTAACGCCGTGTGCACGAATTAAAACGTCGAGGTAAGTGTACTTACATGTCTTCAATTCACTAAACCCGCAAAACGCACCGTCTTTGAACATTACTAGCTGTGATTGGTATCTTTTGTCAGTGTCTTCAACGTGGAGTTGCATTCCCTCGAATATCTCAGTTCCGATTGTATCTGTCATTTCCGTATACTGGCCGATAGTTTCCGGTAAGACTAAGTGCGTTCCACTTTTATTCGATATAGCTGGACCACCTACTGAGTCAACGATTAAACTGCCATAATGCCACGCACCATGAATGTCCTTTCCGCGAAACTTGACTTTTCTCATGCCGCAACCTCCTTATACGCCTCGATAATCTGTTTCAATGCCTTTTTAAAAGTAATACCACTCGCATACGCGTACATTCTTACCTCAAGCTCTCCCTTTGCTTGAGTGACAGAGTTACGATTACTTGCCAGTGCTTTTCCGTATTTATCCACGATTTGGTGTTTAGTCATTATGATTACCTCCGTTTTGTTGTTCTCTATGCCTTTATTATACATTAGTGAATAATCATTAGTCAATATTATTTGCTGAAATATATTCACTTGTGTATAATTAATGTCGGAGGTGACTCATAGATGACCACGATAAAAGTAACGCCTAATCTCGAACGCGCACGCAAAGACGCCGGCCTCACGCAAGTTGAACTCGCAGCGAAATCCGGCGTTCCCCAGGCGGCTATATCGCGCTTTGACAAGTCTGCGCAGGGCTCATACGCTAATCTTATCGCGCTGGCCCGTGCGCTAAATGTGCCGGTCGAGGCGCTGTTCTCGATCGAAGTAGAAACGGAATAACTACGCAGCTGACGGCAATTCAGCGGCTACTTGCGTTTCTACCATAATCTCATTCACCGCGCTCATATCCGCCAGCCATCGCGCACCGATCCCGCGTCGCTGCGTAAACGGCTCCGTGAGCTCCCCGCCTGTCTCCCGCAGATTATACGTCACGACCGCGCCCGCCGCTGTATCGCGCTTATAACGGACAGCCCGCGCCTTATTTCGTATCTTCGCGCCGGCATCGACCGCGCTGTTCTCGCCCGGTGTACGTTTCCTCCGCCCGGCTCCCGTACGACTATTGCGCCCGTCAGCCGCTAATACAACGCCGGCCCCTTGCGGATCATCGTCGCGTATCGGAGTCTCACCGCGCATATTCGTGGCTTCGCTACCGCGCCGACCCTCGCGCCTACGTTCGAGCTGCGTGTCCGAGTAGATCGGATATTCGCTGTGCTGCGCCTTATGCGCGTCTTCGTCCGCGAGCTCATCGTAGAGCACAACGTTAGTCAGGCGGTCCATTAGCGCGGTACTCGCGGATACCGGAGACGGCCGCTGACCGGGCGCTCTCTTCGCGTACCATGCGTCGAGCGCGTATTGGTTAAACTCGCCGTGATCGCGGTAATATGCGTCCTGAATCGCAGCGACAACGAGCATACGCGTTTCACGGTCGCGGATATCGTAAGTCGCGCCGTTATATACGTAAGGGATCGGCGGTGCGCCCTCCGCTTTGAACAACGCTCTCATCACGGATTCTAGCGCTTCAATAGCGGCGGTCGTGCGTTCGATGTACGTTTGTTCCGTCATAATTACGCCGCCTCCTCTTCCGTAGTTTCTTTGTCCAGATCGTAGCTAACCGTAATCTCGCCGTATTCCCACCGCTTATACACCGCCGCTATTTTATCCGCTGCCTCACCGTAGAGCTTAGCGGCTGCCTGCTGCGTGATGCCCATAATTCCCGCCGCGTCTTTCTGCGTCATATCCGCGCCGCTGATCCACGCGAGTGCTTCCGTTTGGCGCTCTGTTAAGCCAGCGGAGAGGATAGCGCTGTGCAGGTCGAGTAGTATACAGCTCGCGTCTGTGTCTCCGTTAAAGCGTGCGGAGTTAACGTGGTGACGATCACGGAGAAGCTTACGTACGCCCTCTGCGTCATTCAAAACGTATTTAACTTCGTATGTGCGTGCGCCTTTGTCGACGTCGATCTTGACTGATCCGATAGTAATCCGCCCCTTTATCCGTTGTTTTGAGAAAACCGGCGCAGCCTCACCGTAGCCCCGCGCCAGTGATTCCGCTTATTGTGAATTTGTCTAACGTTGAAATTTGCGAATCCTATAGCGCAGTCCAGCGCTTAATCCGCAATCGTTCGCTCTAATCCCGTTTCCGCCCGCACATACTCGTCCTCGCAGAGTCCTTCGTGCGTCTTGTCTCCGTTCGTGTACGTTGTGACCGCATCGCCTACGTAAATCTCGCCGCCGCACCATGCGCAGTAAGCGGAGACACGTGGCTCACTCGGCGGTTGGAAGCGTTCGTCCAGCGGGCTCCACATTACGCCGCCTCCCGCAGATCGACCGCTAAAGCTGCGTTAAGTTGCTCCGCCAGCGCGACTCCGATCACGTAGGAGACGCGCGATGCGACTCCGTTGCCGACGATACGGTATTGCGCGGAAAGCGAGATTGTGTCAGGCAGCACATACGTATCGGGTACGGATTGGATACGGAGGCATTCGCGAACGGTGAAGCGACGGGGCTGCGGCGCAGGGTGTACGCCTTCATTTCGCGCATGACTCCTTACCGTCAGAGACGGCGATTCCCAGGAAGTGACTCGATTAGCTTTCTCGTATGTCCAATCGGGATTAATATTGTCAAATAAATGGCCGTGATGATTATCGGTGTACGACGGGTGTACGAACGCCTTCCCTTCGTTAAATATCCGCCCCATTATCGTAGGGCTTGGTTCCTCCCATGGATTGACGCGGAACCCAAACGCCCCACCTGCGTTCCTTCTAGCGTAACCCTCAAGAGCCTTCTCCGTGATTATTTTCTCTTCGTTGTTCGCGATTGGTTCCGGTAAATCTCCTATGACATCCCGCAACACCTGCGTCCGATAATCAACAGCGCTCGGCTCCGGAAACTCAAACGTAAATCCGAGGTCTTTGCGGACACCGACGATAAACACGCGCTCTCTCTTCTGCGCTACTCCGTAATCCCATGCGTTGATTAGGCGCCAGGACACTGCATAACCGATCCGGCCGAACTCCGCGAGAAGCGCGTCAAAAGTCGGGCGGTGCTTCTTCATGATCAAACCCTTTACGTTCTCAAATACGAAGGCTTTCGGCTGCCTATCCGCTATGGTCTGCAGGTACGTCCATACGAGTTTACCGCGCTCACCCTCTTCGCCTGCACCTTCGCCAGCGACCGAATAGTCTTGGCACGGCGGACCGCCTGCGATGACGTCAGTGTCGGGTATCCGCGCCTGCAACGCCTCATCCGTAATGTCTCCGCAGATAACGTGGTCGCCGATGTTATATGCGTACGCTTCTACTGCGCGCTTATCGAAGTCGTTAGCGAAGGTGATGTCGTAGCCTGCCGCCTGCAGTCCGACGGCCATCAATCCACCGCCACAAAACAACTCAGCTACCGTCAGTCCGTTCGCGGGTAATTGTGGTGTTACGTTATAATTGCGTATGAATACCGTCTCCTCTCGTCTTCCTTCCAGCGATACGAGTCCGTTCGGAGCGCCCTTCGCCCACTGCGTTAAGACGGCGGATGACGGCGCGTCCATTTGTGCAATCGGATGCTTGCGAATGTATTCCGCATAGCCTCCGTCTGCCATTTTCTGCGCTACCGCTGCGCTAAGTGGCTCCGGATCGTGATTCGCTATCACTGGCGCTCACCTCCGAGTCATCGCGTCTTTGTAACGGCGTCCGCTCGTCGTAAGACTCCGATTTAATCGCGTCAATCCGTCCGTACATGTAACCGGCCTCGTAACCTGCGCGGTAATCATTAACGCTCATATTAAGCCGCCTCCTTCGCGCCCAAATACGCCATAATCTCGTCAATCTGCGCATACAACTCCGCGAGGCTCCTATCGTTCACTACGGTAAAATCCGCTGCGTATCCGTCGAGCGCTGTTTCCGTTCCGTGCGCCAGGTCTGCGTAGTTGAACGTATCGCCCGATTCGACTGCGCGCTGGATGCGGAGGCCGTCTGGGGCATCAACGCGGATTAGGACGTACGAGCGGGTGGCGAGCGCTTCATACTCCGATTCCTGACGCACATCCGTTATTACTACGGGACCGTCCGTACCACTTACCGGACAATTACGCGAGTACTCGATGTTCTCGAAACAAGCGTCAACCCATACGTTTTCTCCGTAGTGTTCGCGCATAAATTGACCGTGAAACTGATAACCGGCGCGAGGTTTAGGATCACGCGGTATCTCCGGATAACGGCGGTGAAAGTCACGCTTGAGTTCGTCGCCGAACGCGTAACGTGTGTATCCGTATTTGTCCGCGAGATAGGCGGCAACAACGTCCTTGCCTGCGCGGAGCTTTCCGATGAGACCAACGTTAGGTAACGTCGATGTTCGGGAAACTCGCGCCAGTTTACGGACCATCGGTGCGCCCATACAGCGCTTATGCCCAGAGTACCGTACGCCCGCGTGAGTGAACGAGTATACCGATGCAACGTCCTCTCCGCAGCAATCACACGTCGCCATCAGCGCTCGCCTCCTCGTCTGATACCGTCGTTACGTCCCACTCCTGCGCATACTCTTCGTTAAATAGCCACGCGCTTACGCGGTCGGCCGGGGAGTAACCCGCAGCCTCTTCGTCGTCATACGTAAGCTCAACGGTGAATACTATGCGTTTCATTCGGCGGACACCTCCGTTTTCTCAACGTTGATCCACTTTCCGTCTGCGTCCGTATCCCATACCGGAGTAACCGCGCCACCAATGCGGATGATTCGGTAATTTCCGATGGACGATCCGAAACCGCGCATTGAAATCTTAGCGCGTGTCGCTGTCAGATACAGCGCTCGGCCATACGCAGGCTTTCCGTCAGACTTACGTACGATTGCGAATACTTCCGTCAGCATATTACGCAGCCCCTTTCAGCGCGGAGGACGGCGCGGATTGGCCGCCGTCCTCATCTCGTGAGTCATCCGTAATACGCAAGGTACCGCCGAGTAGTGAGTTAGCGAATTTTAGCGAAAGTTTATCGCGGTCACTTACGATATCATTCACAATCGTAAATGACGTGGACTTACCGGTCACGACGTCACCAACGCGGACCTCCGTTGGCCCCGGCGCGTCCAGATACTCCGCAGGAACCGTCAGGCCGAGCGCTCGGCGAACAGCGATAGCCTTCCCGATATGGACGTTAAACGTCTCACCCGGTGTGCAGCGCGCTTTACCGCGATAGAATACGATATGACTACGGACGCTTCGTATCAACGCTACGACCGTTCCCTTCTCGCGATTAACGATAAACTCGCAAGCGTCCGTAATGACTACGCCGCCTTCTTCCGTAAACCATACACTTGGCGAGTAACCCTCGCGGCTCGGGTAATTGCGGCTGAGCACCGCCTCAACGTCAGCCTTCGCACGCTCAACGATCTCGTCACGTATCTCCTGCGCGGATTTCATAACGCCGAGACTCGCGAACGACGGCAGCGCACTGTCAACGGGACCGGACGCGACTTTACGCTCGGCGATTACGGACTCTAACGCAGTGATTTTCGCTTCGGCCTGCGTGAGTCGGAGCGCAAGGTTGGCGATGTTGGCGGCCGCTTGGGACTCCGCAGGTTGGGCGGAGAGGAGGGCAGAGGCAGCGGATTCTACCGGTTCGAGTACGCGGCGTGCATCCGGATTCACCGACCATTTTCCGTTAGGGTAAACGTAGTCATTGCCTTGTCCGCTGAAATCTACGTCATTACCTCCGCAATAAACTCCGACATTACCTACTCGGAAGAACTCACCGTCCGACCCACCGGAGCCGCAACGGTCGTTTACGATAATCACGCGATCGCCCACCGCAGCCTTACGGTCGACTAGACGGAGCCGTTCGCCGTCGATGCGCAGGATTTCCGTAGGCTCCAAAACGGAATATTCGCGGTGATAAAACAGCTTACCGCTGGTGCTGCCCGCGAGTCCTCCGCTAATATGGTCAATAACGAAAATTTCTCCGTTACGATAATCCGGCACTTCCCGTCCGCCCTCCGTTCTCACTCCGGTAGCTTCCGTCATAATTACCGTTTCCCCTACGGCCGCCTTCCGCTTAACCTCGCGATATTCACGTGAGATACCGCCGATCGATTCGTCGGGGAGGAGCGTAACACCGGAAAGCTCAGCGGGTTGAATACGCAAGCCACTTTCGTTAATGATGTGACGTTCTCCGTTCGCGGCCTGTACGATCCATAGCGTTGATCCGGGGTAGCCCGTAAGATGTGGACCATAGGTTAACAGCGTTACGGTATCGCCATTTTCAGGCTTCTTGCGTGTATCCGTTGAATCACTTTCAGCAGACGCGTCCGGATATCCGTGTGCTACAGCGAAAGCGTTGTAAGTGGAGAATATCCGTCCCTTTTCAGTAATCTCCGCTTTCCTACCGTCAATAATCTTCGTCATTAATAACCGTCTCCCTTATCGTAGATTACCGCCGTTGGCGCGGCGGTTTGTTGCGTCAGGAAAGGCGTTTGCCCGTTACGTCTGTCCCCGTCTCTTGCGTCCATTACACGCTAATCAACGCGTGTATTCTCGCGTCGTTCAATTCCGTGATTAGCAGCGCGAGTTCTCGTTCGCTTACGCCGACGTGTTCGAGCAGCGGTTCGGCGGCGAGTCCATGCGGGGTTAATGCCGCGATGACAACGCCTGTTACGTGACCGGCCCGCGCTAAATTCGCGTAGTGTTCGAGCGTCTCCGCGACTGCGTTTGGAAACGGGATTATTTCTGCGGATTGTTGCGTAGTCATTAGCGGACCCCCCTTTACGTTAATATTGCAAACAGCGTGTACCAAAACGCTAAGCATACGATAATCACGACGGCCCATACGATGATAAATTCGTAGTTGAGGCGTTTCATACGCTGACTCCCGACGAGCCGAAACCGTTGTTCCCGCGTTCGCTCTCCGCTAATTCCGTGACGACTTCGAAGTTAACTCGCGGATACGGGATAATAAACGCTTGGCATACGCGATCTCCCTTGCGGATAATGTATGACGAGTTAATCTCGTCTGAACGCGCCATCCGACAGTTGCCGTTCACGTAGAATACTAAGTCGTCCGTAACCGGTACATCGTGACCGACCGCAATATTATCGAACATCATCGCAACTTCACCGCGATAATCCGCATCTATAACGCCTATTCCGTTCGGCTGCCGGAGGGCCGTCTTAAGCGCGATTCCTGATCGCATACATACGAGCATTACGTAGCCGGGCGGTATTTCGAACGCCAGGCCTAGCGGAATCTTCTGCGTCTCGCCGGGCGCAATCACTGCGTCTTCCACCGAGACGAGATCGAAGCCAGCCGCTAAGTCCGTTGCATACTGCGGTATTACTGCGTCCGGATGTAGACGCTTAATCTTAACGTTAATTCCGTTTTCCACACGCTCACCTCTCCGTAATTTATCGAGTAACTCCGCCCGATGCCGCCCGCGCTCCGCCATGATAGCGGCCTGACTGCGGTCGGCTACGAGCCTTACGCCTCCAAGCGCCTCCTTCGTCATAACAGCGCCACGACTAACGCCCGCACCGCAATGGCCCCGGCGATGACTACGAATAATGCCGCCCAATCACGCGCTGACTCTTCCGCCGCTGCGCGACGTTCATCGACCGGCTTAACGCGGTAGCCGCGCGGCGTGCGTTCGATATCGTACGTTGTCATAGCGTCAGCCTCCTTGATATGCGCGCCAGCACGACGGACACATATCGTTGTCCTCCGCGTAGGTTCCGATTTCTACCGTTACCCACTCGTCGCAGCTGTCGCAGAAGTACGCGCGGCAATCTTCGGCCGCCTCCGCTGGTTCTTCCGCCGGTTCTTTAGCGTGGAGAATATCCGCTACAGTATCGTAGAATAGCGCCTCAAGGCTCGCGCGTTTCTCCGCGTCTGTACGCACGGGCGCTGCCTCGAACAGCGGACCTACCGCAAGCGCAATTCTCGGCGTGGTTAAATCGTCAAGGTTACCGCCGAGCTTTTCGTACGTCTGCGAGATCATCTGAAGCGTCATCAAACGCTTAATCATCGCGTCATCTAGCATTACGCTACCCCCTTCGTTGTACCTGCGTTTACCATTCGAGTGTGTCCGCGTGTTGCGCCAGTTGGCCCCGGAAGTTAACGGTCAATTCGCAAACCTGTGCGTACGGCTCATTGCGGAAGTGTTCGATATACGGTGCGAATCCGGATTTGCTAACGTTCTGCAGATCGCATTGTTCCGTATGCCCCTCTAAAATGACGGAGCAATCGTCGTGGATTCTAGTAAGAAGTTTTTTCAACTCTCCGCGAGTAAAGTTCTGCGATTCTCCGATGATGACCGTTTTCCCTTTGATATTCGTACCGCGAGCGAAGATGTGGCTCATCGGGTATACCCACGCCGTTCCGCGCTTCAATGCCTCCGCGTTCTCCGGATCGTATATCACCTTCGCCGGGTCTTCGCCGATCTCGTACAGCGCGTCGCTCAGCGGAGTGATGTACGCAGCTTCCTTCTCGCGCTGATTACCCGGCCGGAATCCCATGCGGCCTTCTTCGACCGGACTGAATACGTAGACTAGCGGTTTCCCGAGCAACTTGGCGGCCGCTACAGCGAGCGTAGTCTTTCCGGTGCCTGACCGCGCATTAACTAGCGTGAGTTGGCGGTCAAATATCGAGTTTACGTAAATGCGCTGCTCGTCCGTTAGCTTATCGGCGAATCCGAAGAACATCGAATCTTTCGGTAGTGGCATACGTTGGCCTCCTTCGTATTATTCCGTTTCGATATAAACGCGGGTTGAGCCTTCGGTGCTCGTTACGCGGAAGAACTCGAACGTCGCATCCGCATCATAGTCGTAGAGGATTACGGTAGCCTCTGGTGGATATTTCGCCAATTCCGCGATTAATGCCGCTACATTCATTCCGCCACCTCCCGTTCTTCGATTACGAATATTGCTCCGCGCTGCTCCACGATCTCGTATTTCTGCGCATCGATAACGCTACCCGGGCGGAGTGTGACTTCGTGGCGGACCGGAGTGTGTACGCTGTTTACCGCCGCCAGAACGAGGAGGGCGCACACTACGGTTACTAACAGCAGTCCGTATTCCCGCGTAATAATCGCTCCGCCTACGAAAAGCAGCGCAATTACTCCGAAGAATACTATCGCAGCGACCGCGCCTGAGTCTGTTCCGCCGCCATACGTATTCAGTACGTCCATTTACGCGACTCCCTTCGGACGCAGCGAGTGATTGCCCGCGCCGCCTGCCGCGATAAGTTCGCCATAGTCAACGTCGGTGTCGTCGATGATCTTGCCTTCGCGAGCAACCGGTGATCCCGGAGCCGCCTCGTCCGTGCCGTGCGTGCCTTCTTTTATGGAGCCCGGCGTGATAGTGTAGCGCTTATTTGCGTATGTTACTTTCGCATAATCGTACGCCTTCTCCGGCTGCGGCGCGTCCATATACTCGCCCGGCACCGTCAGACCCAGCGCCTTACGCAGCGCGATCGCCTTGCCGATTTCTGCGTGGAATACGTCGGCTGGCGAACACTTTGCGGTGAACTTGGCGTAGACGGCGTTACCGCGCTTAACTAACGCCGTAACAACGCGCTTATCACGGTTAACGTGGAACTCAGCGGTGTAAAAGCGACCGTGCAGCGGAGACACTTTCGGAAGGTCCGCGAACGTACTTTTGCCAATCCGCAGCAACTCCGTAACGTCAGCGGTTGCCTTCGCGATAACCTGTGCGCGGGTCAGCTTACGCGGAACGTCCGGCTTACTAACACTTACGCCCGTCGCCTTAACGCTGCCTGCGCTGTCTACCGCAAGCCCAGACGCTGTAATTCCGCTTTCCAACTCCGGCAGGATCGCGCGAATGGCGTCCGCGTTGGCGAGAATGAACTGGCGGAAGGCTGCGGTCAGTGCGTCGGGTTCCTGCGGGGAGGTCGCGTCATTGATCGGATCAAGAACGATGTACTCGCGATGGAAAAGGCCGCGTCTTCCTACAGGCAACTCCGCGAAGGCACCGCTGTCCCCGGAAACCTCCACAACCACGCCTTCGTCTCCTACGCCGTAACCAATCGCCAACTCCGGCTTTACGATCTTAATCCGTTCCCCCACCGCTGCCTTACGTTTAACTTCGCGATAATTTACGTTCATTTATCGTTGCCTCCTTCGTAGTTGAGCGCTAGGTTAACGCGTCTCTCGCGCCCTATACCGTATTAATCGTAGTCGTCCGGAGCTCCCGCACCTTCAAACGGAACTTTATATAAAAAAAACGGAGAGTCGGCGAAATTAATCGCTAACTGCTCCGCTTTGTCTCCGTATAATGCGTTGGTTCCGACTGCCCCGGTACTTAAGCGTAAGGTCACGCTCGGCCTCTACGTAGCGCCCGTCAACGATAACGTCACACAGTTCCGCTAATTCGCGTAGGTCCGGCCGCCTAAGTAACGCCTCATACGTATATCCCGTATACGCCCATACGTTGAGGACCGGACATGCGGCGCGGAATCTACGTACAAACTCCGCACAGGACCCCGCCGAGAAGAACGGATCGCCTCCGCATAGCGTTATTCCGTCGAGCAGCGGATTAGCGGCAACCTCTGCGATTAGCGCGTCCTGTAGCGCCGGCGTAAACGGACGGCCATACGTGAAGTCCTGCGCCGCTACGTTTTGGCAGCCGGGGCAAGCGTGGCGGCATCCGCTGATATAGAATACCGCGCGCATACCGTCGCCCTCCGTTATTGACTCCGCGCAGTAGCCGGCGAGATTCATACGTGGCGTACGCGGTCTTCTACCTCCGCCTGCTTCGCCGGATTAAAGCGCGTTTTATAATCGCCGGTTAAGTAGCCGGTTACGCGGCGGATACGCGACATCGGGACAACGTGGTCCTCTACGCCGCACGACGGACACTCTGCGCCGATAATCCCTTCGTAGCCACACGCAGGGCAGCGGTCAATCGGATGGTTAACGCTGAAATATCCGATATCCTGCGAAAGTGCGTACTGTACCGTCCGCATAAAGGCGCGTGGATTATTGCGTGCGTTACCGTCGAGCTCTACATATGAGATTGCGCCGGCATTACATAGCGCATGGAATGGCGCTTCGAGTTCGATTTTACGAGCGGCTGTGATCGGATAGTATACGGGAATATGAAACGAGTTCGTATAGTAATCGCGGTCGGTTACGCCGGGGATAACGCTGAACTCTGCGCGGTCAATCTTCGTAAACTTACCGGAAAGTCCTTCGGCCGGCGTAGCGAATAGCGTAATATTCAAGCCGTACACTTCCGAAGCGTCATCGCAGAACTCGCGCATCCTGGCGATAATTTCGGTCGCTTTAGCGTAGACTTCCGCGTCCTCTCCGTGATGCTTCCCGTAAAGCGCCGTCATACATTCCGCTAATCCGATAAAGCCGAGCGCGAGCGTTCCGTGCTTAATGAGATCGCGTACGTTATCATCAGCTCCGAGCGCTTCTCCGCCCTCCCACACGCCCTCGCGCATCATGAAGTCGGAGGCTCGCGCCGGCTGCTGCGCTTGGATTCCGTAGCGGTGAATAAGTCCGCTAACGGCCGCGTCCATGTAGTAATCGAGGTCGCCGTAGAATCCGCCGATGTCCGGTTCCTCGCGCCGGTTCGTTGCGACTCCGTATTCGAGCCCGAGGCGTACGAGGTTTAGCGTGTTGAACGAGAGATTACCCTTGCCGGATTGATGATTGCGGCCGAAGCGATCGGCTATCGTACGCGTCCGGCAGCCCATCGTCGCGATAATCGTATTCGGGTCCGCCGGATCGTAATACTGCAGATTATACGGAGCGTCCACGTTAACAAAGTTCGGATACATCCGCCGTGAGCTACATTCGACCGCGCGTACGAATATATCGTAGTTCGGATCGCCGGGCTCCTGGTTAACGCCGCGCTTACACTGGAATATCTGCTGCGGGAAGATTGGCGTCTCCCCCGCGCCGAGTCCCGCAATTGCCGCGTCCAGCAGCGCGAATGAAACCATGCGCCCCTCCGTTGACGTACACATTCCGTAGTTAAGCGAAGTAAACGGAATCTGGCCGCCGGCCCGCGAGCTCATCGTATTCAAATTATGAATTAGCGATTCGGCCGCCTGCTGCGTCTCGTGGCGCGTCTCTTCGGTCGCATAGCGGAATGACTGCGGGAACATGGCGGCGAGGTCCACGTTATCCGCGAACAACTCTGCGTCAGCTACGTGTGCGCCTTCGCTGAAATAGCGCTGCCCCTTGCGGAAGTGTTTAGCAAATGACTTGCGGACATATGGCGCGAGGTCCCAATCAATTTTATTTCCGCTGACGCCGCCGTACTGCGCGTTCTGCTGCGATTGGAATATGATCGCTACGAGCGCCATCGCGGTCATAATCGAATTAGGCTGGCGGACCGAGCCGCTGCCCGTATTGAATCCGTTAGCGAGTAGGCGGTCGAACGGGATGAATATACAATTCGTTGTGCCGAGCGCATATTGATCGAGGTCGTGTACGTAAACGTGTCCGTTATCAATCGCGCTGACCAGTTCGGCTGGCATTACGGATTCACGCGCGTACCATTTCGAATACTCCGACCCAAACTTCGACATCTTACCGCTGAATGAATCCCCGTTAAGGTTAGCGTTTTCCTTGAGGATTTCCGCATCCTGTGTGTGGATAATACGTTCGCCGATTTCGTGTAAATGCGTAGTCAAATATGAGGCCTCCTATTCGTTTAAATGCGCGGCCGTCTCGTTATGCCTACGCCGCGCATCCGTTAATTTACGTTGTAAATCCGTTAAAAGCGCGCCGTAAACCGCGAGGCTACGTTCGAGCTCCGCGATTTCGGCGAGTTGTGCCTGCGCTAGTTGTAACGTGAGGCGGTCCGGCTGCGTCATGTCTGCGTGTCCTCAGCGTCTAGCGCAACGTCTAACTCGGCATAGATAGCGTACCCGCCGTCCGATGCGAGTGTTTCTCCGGGGCAGCCCTCCGCGATTTCGTCTAGCTTTTCAATACTTAACCACCCAAACACTGCGCGGAGCGTGCGCACTTCCTCCTCCGTGGCGATGATTTCGAAAAACTCCCGGTTGTCCATTCGCTCAATTCTCATGCCGCAATCCCTCCGATTTCATCGATCATATTTTCGCGTAGTAAATACGATAAGGCCACGGCACACGCATCGCTGTCATCGTAACCGGTCCGCCATTTGTATCCGTCGGAAAGCCGCAGATACTTCCGCACGCCTTCCGCTACTTCCGGCTTCTCCGCCTTGCCCGATCCGGCTACGTATTTCTTAACCGACGTCGGGCTCAGCGCAGGCTTCAAGTCCTCCGCCTGATATCCGTACGCTGCGAGCGCCTTGTCTGCGGCTGCCCACGCGCTGAATATCGTTTGAGTCGCGCGCTTATTCCGGCCGGACGTAAAGTCCTCGCGGACGACGATATCAAACGGGCGATGTTCGCGAAGGAAAGCAGCGACAAACGTTTCGACCGTATAATTCCGCACAGCATCCGTATCGGCCGTCGAAGTCGCTACGGAGTCACACGCGATTAAGTGCGGCGTGCGGCCCCGGACTTCCAGCGCTGCGATGCCGGGACTCAGCGATAGGTCAAGCGCGAGGATGCGGAAGTTAAACTCCGCTGGTTTCTTCGCTGGCTTCGCGATCGCCTCCGCCTCCTTCCGCAGCTAACGCAAGTATCCGCGCAGCCGATTCGTCAAGTAGCATTAGGAGCTCCGCCGTTGACGTCAGGCGGTCGAACGGCTCATTCGCGGTCATAAACGCGTCAATCTGCGCATACGTCTCCGCGCTTAACAGTTCCTCCGCCGGCTTATCCGTAAGCTCCTCCGCGAGAGAGCCGAGCGCTCCGAACGTGATTAGTTCGCGTAGTAATTGCGTTGTCATTTACGCCGCCTCCCCTTCGCTAATTTCCGTTACTCCCGCCAGGTAATTCCGCAGACTCTTATGCGCAGCCTTCCCCGCCATCGATCCGCCAGCCATCGCCGCTTCCGCACGTTGCAACCGCGCTAGGTTCTCCACGCTCAGCGTTGCCGCGCAATGGCTACGGAAGGCGCAGAATCCGCATTTATCCGTCATTTCAACGGAGACGTCCGGCACCTCTCCGGCGTATACGAGCGCAGCCTGACGCGCCAAGTCGTTGAGAATCTGCGCCTTCATTGCGTCAGTGATCCGTACATAGAACGCGCGCATGTCCGTAAGGGGAGCGCCCTCTTTCCACGTTTTCTGCCCCTTCGTAACGGATGACGACTCCTCATCGCTAAACCACGACGGCTTATGGGTAGATTCGTATACGATTAGCGCCTCGTCAATTCCGAATACGAGTGACTCCGCTACGACCTGCCGCTTATGGTCGTCCTGCGCGCCTTTATAGTCGAGCTTGCCGTTCATCGGACGCAGACCGCTCGCCTTCGTTTTATACTCGAAGATAATGCGCGATCCGTCCGCTGCGTAATCGAACTTACCGTCGGGCTTAGCGGTAATGGCAAACGAGATGAGCTCGCCGGTTTCCGGATGCGGATGTGTAAATACCGTCCTTTCCTGCGCCGCGTCTTCGAAGTCCCACTCGCCGTTATCGCGGACGGCCATCGTAAACGGCGCGGACTTACCGAGTCGCTTCGGCATGTGGAGGATATCGAGCTGTACGTAATCGACAACCGCTGTACCCTGGCGGCGTTGACGTCCTCTGAACGGGATGTCGGCGGACTTTTCTGCGCGGGTTCCTTTATCGTTTTTAAAGTAGAGTTGGCGGTCACACATATTCGTGCCGGACGCGCCGAACGTAATGAGACCGTCGTTAGGATACGGCTTGTATCCGATATGGCGGAGTTTCTGTTCGTAGAATTTCCGCTCAAGCGTGCTGTCATAAAATGACGTATCCGGTGATGCGTAATAGGCGTCCATCTGCGTTAGGAAATCGTTAACTAGCGTTTCTGCTCGTGTAATATTAAGCCGCCTCCTTCATAATTACGTTCAAACTCGCAAACACTCCGAACAGCTCTACTGCCTTCCGATTGTACGCCTCCGCAGCCTCGTGTTTGTCTGTGAAAAGACCGAGGTAAAATTCCTCTCCGCAATGCCGAATATTAGCCTGCCATTTACCTCTGGCTGCGTGCCAGTAAACACCCTTATACCCACTCTTATTATTAGAGCGCAGGGGCATGTTCCTGTTGTTCTCATGTCTCGTGCATGTGCGCAGGTTCTCTCTGCGGTTGTCTAACTTGTCGTGGTTGATGTGGTCCGTTATAAGGCCCTTTGGAGTATCATGTACGAGGCGATGCATGAGCAGTACCTCCTTCACACCGTCTACCCTACGGCGGCTCACCGCGTATCCATTAGATGACGAGTAGCACCATTTATAAGGGCCGACTTTCACATAATCCTCCTCGTCTATAAGTGCGTGCTTACCTTGAGTCAACTCGATTGACCTAAGCGCCATCCTTACGCAGCCCCTTCCGTTTTCTTAATCGTCCGCACAATCGCGCCCGGCGGCACGTATTCAAGCGGTCTTTCCTCCGAATCAATCACGACGTTCCTATACGTAATCCCGTTAACCTCCGCCTTCTCACGCAGGATCGCGTAAACCTGCAGCGTAGCCTCAACGTCATTAATCGCGCGGTGGTGTCCGTTGAGATCGACGCCATATCTAGCGCAAACATCCGCAAGCCTGGCGCTTTCGTCCGGATCGACTAGGCGGGAGAGTGCGCGAGTACAGGCGAACCCGTCCGGAAGCGTTCCAAACATTAAGAACGCTAAGTCAAACGGAGCATTGTGCGCTACTAACGCTGAGCTCAGCGAGAACCTGCGCAGCGCCAGAGCCGCGCGATAGGCAACGGGAGCACCGCGCAAGTCGTCCGCGCTAATCCCGGTCAACTCTGTTATGAACTCCGGAATCTCAGCGCCGGGTGGCAGCGCGACGTACGTTTGAAACCGCCCGATCTCGCGGATTGACCCGTCCGCTGAGACCTCCGCTCGGATAGCGGCGATCTCCGTAATGTGACCCGTCGTGTGATCGAGGCCGGTCGTTTCAACGTCGATAACCGTGATGATTTCGGGCGGGGTCATTAGGCGGCCTCCCATTGCGTAATTTCTACGGTACGCGTGCGCTTCACCACTTCGTCGATATCCGCGTTACCGTAGTCATCGTAATTCCAATCGCTGAAATACGATCCCGAGCGCGTCATATAGCCGCGATAGAAGCGAGTGCCGTCCGTAAAGATAACTTCGAGCGTTTGATACTTTTCGCCGGCTCCGTCCCAATCGCCCGTTTCAACTACGGAGTATAAACCGTCACCATCCTCGCGCCACAGCTCAATTAACTCACGGTTAGTCATTTTAACGCTCATATTTACGCAGCCTCCTTATTTTTGAACCATTCGTCCGGAGTAACGCCTTTACCCCAGCGCAGCATAATCGCAATATCCGTACCGTTAGCGACGTTGCCCCACGAATACGACTGCGTCATAATGCGCTCAATAACGGCGATATCTTCCCGCGTAAAATCCTCCGGAATCTCGAAGACCAATTCGTCGTGAATCGTCCCCCATAGCGCCCAGCCTTCGCGTTCCTTACACGCTTCGTGCGCTTTAATCATCGTAACTTTCGTTTGGACGGCGGAACTTCCCTGAACGCGGGCATTTGTACCCTGGCGCATGGCCCGGTTAATCTTACCGTTGTGCTTGCGCCACTCTTCGTACTTCGGATCGTTCCACTTACCATACGGGATTTCCTTGCGCTTAAGTGTTCCGTCGGGCAAGCGCCGTTTCCGCTGCTGCTTATCCGCCCATACGAAACCGTATTTGGCGACGTGCTCCTCGTTAGCTTTAAGCCACGCGGATAGCTTCGGCATGCTACCGAACAGCTCTTCCTTAAACGCGGTCGCCTCCGGTTTCTTTAACTTGAGCATCTCCGCGAGTGAAAAGTCGCTCATCCCGTATAGGGTCGCCAGCCATACGACTTTCATCGCTTTACGTTCGGGCGTATCCTCTCCGTTCGGCAGCTTGTAAACTTCGTGATAAGGGCGCTTATAGTACATGCTCGCCATGTTAGCGTACGGATCGATACCCTTCTCGAACGCTTCGATTAGGACCGGTTCACCGGACATGTACGCGGTACAACGTATCTCCTGCGCCTTAAAGTCCGCCGATACTAAGACCTTTCCCGACGGCGCTAGGAACATCTTCCGCGCTTCCTCCGGCTGGTTTTGAACGTTGAACTGGTTGGAATCCGCAGCATCCTCGTCTTTGCCGGAGCTGAACCGCCCGGTCACGGTCCCCATCGGATTAAACCGCGAGTGCCAGCGCTTAGTCGTCGGATTCTGTTTCGTTGGCAGCGCGTCGATGTACGTTCCGCTGAGCTTAGTTATCTTGCGATACTCAAGCAGGTTCGCGATTACTTCGAATTCACGGCCCAGCGGTTTGAGCGTCTTCTTAGCGTCCATATTCGGAATGTCGCGGCCGATTTCTTTCGAGAGAACCGCCTTCATCTGCGGCGTAGAATTAAGGTTTAGCTCGCTGTCCCCTTCGTGATGTTTCGCTAGGACTCCGATAAGCTTCGTATGCAGCTCTTTGGCGCGAGCGCTCAGTTGCTCACCGTACTCTTTCGCGAAATCTAAGTCGAGGACGTAGCCGTTCGCCTCCAAGTCCACGATTACGTAAAGCAGCGGCACCTCAACCGTTTCGTAATATTCGAGCACGGTCGGAATGGCTGCGAAATGCTTGCGCTGGAATTGGTAAAGTCGCCAGGTCAAGTCGGTATCCTTTGCCGCGTATGCCAGCGCAATATCCAGCGTAATCTCGTTGAACGGTGTCTTACCGAAGAGTTCCGCGAACGTATCCGACTCTACTCCGAGGTACTTCGGCGCTAAGTCTTTGAGGCGGAACGACGGTTCATTCTCGTTTAGCAAGTGCATCGCGACCATCGTATCCCACGTTACTCCGCGTAAATCGGACCCATGTCGCCTAAACATCGCGATATCGAATATGGCGTTATGGAGGACCTTACCGATATCCGCGTTATAAAGGAACCAGTGCAATTCCTGCAGTACGTAATCTCGCGATAATTGCTCGCCTTCATCGTGCGCAACCGGAATGTATACGTGCATCCCCTTTTCGGCCAGCGGCGGAATACTTACGGAAGGCAACGTTAGCGATATGCCGACAATCACGTCAGTATAAACGTCAACTCCCGTAGTTTCCGTATCGACAGCTACCTCCGTTTCCTTGCGCAGCCTATCGTTAAGTCGTGCAAGCAGCCGTTCGTTATCGATGAGAAAGTAGTTATGCGGAGTCTTCGCGACCATACTGCGTAATCTCTCTTCGCGGATCGACACGCGTAAGTCCTCGTAAATCCGCATAGCCTCCGCTTTGCTGAACCGTTTGCCGACGCTGGACGGGTGTCTGCCCGTCACACCCGTATCCATTGCGTCTTTTACCGCGATTAGTTTCTCGCGATCGGCATCCGTATTCTTAAGCGCTAGTATCCGCGTCCAGGCTTCCGCTATTGTTTCCTCGGCGGCCTTCCTCCGTTTGGTCGCGTCCTTTATGCGCTCCGCTACGTCTTCCGGTTCCTCAGCGGTCGGACTGCGTAGGTTAAGCGTTAGTTTAACGTCCACTTAAGCGACCTCTCCCCTCTCGCTCAGTAATGCTTGCCTGGCTTCGACTACCGCTGTGTATGCCTCCTCCGGACTTTCGTAAAAACCTACGTCAATACGCGCGTTATCGTATCTGAACCGAGCTCGATATTTGCCTAAATGCTTCTCGTAGTAAACCCACTTAAATCCCGAGGAGCCTTTGCCTACATCTCCGGTGTTCCTATTGTTCACACCCCCGCGTAACTACCCGAAGATTGCATTTTCGATTGTCCGTTGGCTGTCGATTAATATGGTCCACTACAAGTCCGTAAATTGGCCGGCAGATGACGCGGTGCAGATACTTATGTCCGCCTGACGTTAGCCACGTCTTTGCGTAGAACTTCCCGTTAAAGCTATCTACAGACACAGTGCTGCAGATTAGAGATAGCCGTTCTACATCCTCCGTGTCCACTAAGACATGAACCACCTCCCCGTCCTTTCTCTTTACAACGATAGTCGAGGAGCCGTCTGCGTTATCTATGATAGTATTTTTCACGCTACCAGCGCCTTAATTATCTCCATAACAGGAATACCGGATTCTTGTACGTTGCGTACGATGCTAGTAAGCTTATCTTGTTTCGCGGTTTCCTGCGCTTCCTTCTCGATGGCGGCCGCTTCCTCTACGGTCAGCTTTTCGAGATCGCCTACGCAAAACCAGTCGTAATCACTTCCGTCCACCTTCTCTGCACGGTACGGAATATCGGACGAATCAACTTCCGCTCTAGCGCGAGCTATCTTAGCTAGGTCTCCGGCTTCCAACTCCGCAGGCTTCTGCGCCTCAAACCCGGCCTCATCCGCAGGCTCCACGTCATCCGTTACGAGCCAGTTGCCGACTTCCCCGTCCGCCTTCTCTGCGCGGAACTGCTGGCCGCCGTGTCGAGCGTTGTCCTTCGTTTCCGCGATTTTAACTACGCTGCCATCCGCGTACCCGTGACCGACAGAGTTGCCCGTTACCTTTACGTAATCACAGGCGGCGTAGCGTTTAGGTTGCGCGGGAGCCTGCGCTGCTGTAGGTTCGAGGACTACGTATTCGCTCAGCACTACGAGTTTCCGATCGCTATCGCCCAATGTTACACGCACATCCCCGTCGCCATCTACGCTGTTGACGACGAACTCCGCGCCTTGCTCGTATCTGTGTTCGTTTGGGTGACGGTTAACAATCCGAATGCGCTCGCCCTTCTCCGCCCAGCGTATAACTTCGCGATACTCAACGGGCGGCATATCGGGAGCTTGCGCAGGAGGCTGCGCAACTTTTTCGTATACATCGAACGTGTCGCCGCTGGTATCGTAATCCCGTCCGTTGTTATCCGCGATCTGTGCGTCACCGGCGTCATCAACTTCCGTCACCATATACGCGTTCCCAACGGTCACGCGCTGTTCATACCGCGGATGGACGACCTTCGTAATTACGATAACGTCACCTTCGCAGGCCGGACGGTCGACTTTACGGTAGGTTGCGCCTCCGAACGTGAGCTCATCGGATGGGGCTACGGGAGGATCGACGGATAGCGGCGCATAGACTTCGAAGCTGTCCCCGGCTGTGTCATATCCGTCTCCGTCATTATCCGTAATGTGAGCGTCCCCCGCGCCGTCAACACGGTCGACAGCGTAGAATGCCCCGTCAGTTACGAATGAGGGCAGCGCTCCATCCGTAAATTTAACGATATCGCCCGCCTGCGCCTTACGGTCAACTTTACGGTAAGCCTGACCGTTAACCATTGCGTCTACTGCCGGGATTGTTACGTTCAATTTCGCCATTTAAGCGTATCTCCTTTTCGTTAGGCTTGCGCCTTTAGGCTGCGCGGGTCTCCGCGATATCAGCCGTAATGCTTGCGTATGTCTAGGCTGCGAGAGCAATAACGTTAGGCTCGCGGTCGAGTGCGATCGATAATTCGCGCCACCCATTGAGATGCGCACGGTCTTCCTTCGTCCAGTACTCCGTTTGACAGACGTTCTCCAGGATGAACACGCGAGGCGTTTCGCCGTTATCTGCGAGCACTCCGATTATCCAATCCGCATCGGCGAGGTCATACGTAGTCGCATCGCCTTTCCGCGCATAGATTACGAAGTCGCCGCCGCGATCCGTCCGCCTGCGAATCGTCTTTACCTGCACCTTCTCCGCGCGTCCTGTTTCCGGATTTGTCGCGAGAATATCGTACGCCTCTTTCGTGCGGCTTTCGTGCGGAATCCATCCGTTAGCCAAGAGCGCTACCTGCGCAATCATCTCCGAGTAGCGCCCCGTTATTTCCGTTTGGTGGGCCGTTTTAACCACGCTCCTCTGCGTCTTCATATTCGTCTGTCTGCGTCGGCACAACGAATCCGACAACCGCTGTTCCGTCGCTATTGCGTCCGCTTTCCGTAGCCGGACCGATCTGTACGCGGACGTCTAGCGCATACTCTTCGCCGGTCAGATCGCGGATCGTGTTGATAAACGTAGCGACATCGTGCGCCGCCGTAGACAATTCCGCCGTCTTTTTGAGCGCGAGGGCGACGGTTAGCGAAGACTTTACGTCAACGATTTCAGCGTCGGAATCGGCGTTTACCCCCGTTGTTACCGGTACTTCTGACATGCGCGTTCGCCTCCTTCGTTATAGTTGCGTTGGTGCGCGAGACCTCCGTCCGTTAGAACGGAAGAGATTCCTCATCGATATCTAGCGGTGCGTCAGCGTCTGCAGGCGGAGGAGTCTGTGCGGAGTTACCTGCGCTAGAACCGGCGGAGGCACCGATGGACAATCCGAGGCGTCCGATATCAAAGCCCGCGATGACCAAATTCTTCGTTTGTTCCTCTTCGTCCGCTACGTACAAGCACGTTTCGAACGATTCCATATCGAACGGAGTTTCGCCGAGCTTATCGAAGTTAGCGCGTTCTTCTGGCGTGAGGTCGCGTTCCTGCTTAACGATGGCCGAGAGCGATACGACTGCGTCCTTTCCTGCGCCTTTCTTGGCGAGTTTGAATGCGATTACGTCGAGGTCATCTTTGTTGTCGTCGATTGCGGATTTAATCGTAGCCTCCTGTTTCGGGCTCAAGTCGACTACTACGTCCTTACCCGTCGTCAGGTCGAAGAATGCGCGCAGATAACGCTTCTTGCCTTTGAACAGATACGCCTCGTTAGTCAGCGCCTTAACTTCGTCCTCACTCGCGCCGGCTTCTTTGGCTGCGTTGGCCTCGGCGTAGAACAGGTCGGACGCCTTATCCCATAGCGTAGGGTTCTTGTCTACGTAGCCTCTCGCGTTACGTGTCGCGGGATTCTTCGGAACGAACGTCTTAACCGCGCCGTGCGTTTTGTCCCCGAACATCCCGTAGCCGTAATACTCCGCAACGTCGTTGATCGACTTGACGCCTACGTTCAACTTAGTACCGGACTTAAACGAAGTAATCGGACTCTCCTTCGCGCCCCCTTCGTTGTTACCTGCCGCCGCTGCTTCTGCGCCTACCTTCGTAAACATGCTCATTCGATCACGCTTCCTCTTCGTTTAATGTACGGTTAGGCACCGCCTGACCTCGGACTATTTCCCGTGTCCGCAGCGCGGCTCAAGCGCGTTACTTCGCTCAAACCGTGCGGCTGAAACGCGAAAGCTTGACGCGGGAATCACGCCTATGACGTCATTGATACGTAGCCCTCCGCGAAACTCGTTAACTCCCGCTTAGCGCGCTTGACGGCCGCTAACACTTCGCACAGTTCCGTTTCAACCACGCCGAGCTCAGCGGTCAATACGGCGGTCCGCGCTTCCGAACGTGTCCGTAATAACGCGATGTTAAGATCGATGCGGTGCGCTTCTAACTCCGCTTTCTTGGCCGCGCAGCCCCGTTCGGCCTCAAGTGCGCGGACCTGACGCTTACGGAGCTCTTTCTCCGCGAGCTCGGCGATACACTCCGCTGCAGCCTGCGTGCGGGATGCGTAGCGTACAGACATTACGACGTCGGCGAATAGGTCCGCGAAGAACATGATTTTACCGTTAACGAAAAGCCGCGCCTCATTTCCATCCTCCGCAACGGTATTGCATACGTAACGGGCCGCGCTGAGCTTATCGTCAAACCACGCAGATACGTTATCGGCCGTAGCGCCAAACCGTTCGGCGGCGCGTTTAGTTGCGTGAGCACTAGCGGTCCAGCTCATGCGATCACGCGTCCTTTCAATACGTAGGGCCAGCCGCGCAGCACGTCGATGTAATCCGCAGCGTCTTCGTATTCTTCGTAGCTTCCGTTATAAATGCGGTCGACATAGCGGTCGGATTGGCGGGTGATTTCCGCGTCCTTTTTACGTTTATTTGCGTTCATATATCGTGTACCTCCGTATAATTTAAGTGGGCGCGGTTAAATAAGCGTTGACAACCGCAAATTTTTTGCGTAATATTGAAAACGTTAAAGGTTTCATTTGGAATTATTTAGGGTAACCTATACATAAGTAATAAATATAATGAGATTATGATATACTTTTAACTGGAACGGACTTTCTGCCCGATTGCCCGTTCCGTAGTAAATGCTAAACGGCTAAGTATTCGTGAATTTCGCCGAAACGATTGGCGTCGAATCTGCGAGACAATTTACGGAGCTTGTCGTCAGCAACTTTATGGTGGAGGCCGACAGATTTGGCGATCTGCGTTCTCCTGGCGTCTTGGTTGGCGCTATCTAGGTAAGCTTCGACGAGTGACATCGTCGGGGAATCAGTTTCATCAACGAGGGAGCGTATCAGTTCGAGCTGATGCGCTTTCCTTGCGTTTGGTCCGGTAAATAGCATGTAGTCCACGGTTTCGATGTCGGCGGGTTCGGACCTTAGCGTGTCTTCATCCGCCGGCTTGTCGAGTATGGCGAATACCCTTCGTGCGTGGCCGCCTTGCTTTCCGCGTATTACGTCAATTGTGGCGTTGCGTAGGGCCGTCCGCAAGTACGTCTGCAGCGTTGCCCTTCCGTCATCGACGTATCTTTCGTGGGCTTTCCAAAGCGCTACGTTCATTGCGCTTATGAAATCAGCCTCCGCGATACGCGTCTTGCGGCTGTTTAGCCGGGCGATTGAGGTGACTTCGGACTTAAATGCAGCGATTACTTCATAAAGTTCCATATACTACGTCCTCTCTATTCAGTTGTTGTTTTTGGCTTATATTGTATTAATCGTAGTGACTGGTAACTCCCGCACCTTTTTGCGGATAATAATTAAATAATCTTTACGGAGGCATTTATGGCTTATAAAGTCACTAAATGCCTGCTAGGTGTATTGCTTGATGAAGCAAGGATGTCTAAGGCTGAACTGTCGCGAATCACCGGCATCAGCGAAGGACAGATATACGATTACATCGCTAATCGTGTCGGCGTAATGGGACTCGCAAACGCCCGTTCAATTGCGGAAGCATTGCGCTTAGAGTCCCCGTACGATTTATACGAGTGGTCGTAGTCACCGAGTAGGCGCGAGAAGAGTTTCGTACTCTTCCGTAGCCGAACCCTCGTATATTAACGAGGATCAACGTATTTTTAAGCGCGGTCGCACCGTATCAATCCGCTTAGCACTTTCGCAAGCCAATCGCGTACCCTCGATACCTACCGCGTTGAAATCCTTACCTCCGCTAATCTCTACGTTGTACAGGCGCACATAACCGCGCATCTTCCGCGTTATCTCCCAGCGCAGCTTCTCGCCGGCCTCATCGTTATCGCCCGCAATTAGCAGCTCCTCAATCGGACTCCTACGTAATAACTCCGCTTTCTCATCCGTAAACTCGCTGCCACCGACCGCCAGGCCAAACGTACCGGCCGACGCCGCCGTCATTGCGTCAATTTCCGCCTCAACGAGAACCGCGCGCTTAATATTTCTTCGGTAGGCGACGTCGATTCCGTAAATCATCGACTTAACCGGCGCGCCACCTTTCGCGTACCAGAACGCCTTCCCCCACGTTGCCCGCCACTTTGCGTTCATAACGTCGCCGCTCGGTCCGCCCCACGGCATCACAACCGCGTTCTTTGCGTTATCGTATCCGCATCTGTACAGCCGCTGAATAATTGGCGCTATTCCACGGCCGGTTAGATACGGCACTCCCGCGCCAGCTACTTCCTGCGCGATATACGCTGTGATGTCGACGGGCCTGCGTTTAGCTGGCGGTCCCGTGCCGCGTAAGTTAATCCGCAATTCCGGCCGCGCGTATGCGTCAGGGACTTCGTACAAAATTTCACAAGCCTCAGCGTTTGTTATGTTCCGCAAGAATGCGTACAAACGGATAGGACCGCCGCTCTGCCAGTCCGGATCGATCGCGCCTTTATCTGACCAGCATCCGTAATACTGCGAAGATGGATCGCGGTTGATAAAAAAAGATGGCGCGTTATCGGACCGCAGGCCGAACGGAGAGCTCGCGATGAGCTTCGTTGCGTGCGGGATGACATTGCGCCAGGGGTAGCGTTCTATTTCAGCGTCGAGGGCGTCTACGTTAAGTAAATTGCGGTCGATGGCTTTTCCTCCTCCCTCTTGTGTTATTTGGTAATATGCGGTATTATTTCTTTATGGGGATGCAGTACACGTTTCGTTTACCGCCTCCTGAATACATAATATTCCTATAGATGTCAGATGTCAAGGGGTGAAAATAGTGCCTTATAGTCAAATCGTCGCAGAGAATATCAAGAAGCTCCGTGAGGAAAAGGGCCTAGAAGCGCAAGCATTTGCGGAGCAACTAGGACTCACAAAGCAAGCCGTTAACAACTACGATTCTGGCCGCCGTAAATGGCCTATCGATATGTTGCCGCGAGTTGCGGACCTCCTCGGCGTATCCATCGAATACATATATGGACGTGAGAATCGTCCTACGGATTAAACCCCGTGAACATAGTGGCCTGCGCTGCCGTATCGACCTCACGCAATACTCCGTAGTCTAAGAGCGCGGTCAGTTCTACGGTGAATCCTTCGCCACCATTACGGCCCTTTTCGATGCCGAGGCGTCCGATTCCGTTCGATGCGTCAAACGAGAATAGATTCGTCGCGATTTCGAGGACGGCCTTCGTCGTCTTCACCTTGTCGCGCTTCGGCAGGCGGATTTCACGCTGCGCCTCATCCTCCGTATCCTGCTTCTCACTATGCGCCTGAATCGTATATATGCCGACGACGTCATGCTCGCCTATGATACGCTCAAAGTTACGCGCCGCCTGTTCCGCTGCTCCCCCGGCGGTCTTATTTGCGTTTTTACCGTACACGTCCTCTAGCCCGTAGAATGGGTCGACGACGACTACGTCAATATCCGGACGCATAAGGAGCTCACGTTCAAGCGCGTCGAGTGTCCGCGTAAGACTCTTGTCCCCTTTCGCTTGTAAGATCAGCTCGCCCGGATAGTGTTCGTTAATCTTCGCCAACGTATCGAAGAGATACGCTTCGATTTCGTCCTCCGCCGTTCCCGCTAAGAGTTGCTTATTCGGCAGCCCTACGTCCTTAACTCCGAGCCCCTCCGCCTGCAGCACGCCATCATCCGCCGTCATAATCGATAGTAACCGCGACAGCCACGGATACCACTTCACCTCGTACGACTTTACGAGTATGCGCGCGCCTTGGCGTAATAGACATTCGATAATTACCTCGGACAGATACGTCTTCCCGCGCCCGGACTCCGCCATGATCCCGTAGATATCACCGGAGAACAGGCCGCCGATCTCGTCGTTAAGGCGCTGAAATGGTGTCTTCCATAACGTGAACGACTTTCCGGCCTTCCGCTTCATATATTCCTCGCGGTATTTTGCGGACAGGTCGTCGAGGCCGGAGCCCATCTGTTCGGGAACGCTTGTTCGTGTTTCCAGTTTAATCCGTTCTAGCTGGCGCGTCAAGCCTGTAATGAACTCGTCCGCCGTCTTCCCGTCGAAATCGTCCTGTAGTCGCGGATCACTTAGTACTTCCGCTGCAGCCCGTTTGCCCGCCGCGTCCTTAATTTCCCGCGCCAGATATTCGAAGCTATCCGTTACGCCGGGAATGTACGCGCACACATCGTCCGGAAACTCCGCTACGAACGTCGACAATGATGGTGCTGCTCCGCTATTTTCTGCTGCGTACTTCACTACGAAATCGTGGGCGCGGCGCTCCCCGTCCGTTGCGTAGTCTGTACGCTTGACTCCGAGCCGCGTGATCGCTTGGACGTCCCCGGTATCGACGATCTTTGACAGTAGTTGTTGTCCGTGCGCTGCCACCGCTACACCTCCTAGTTTACACTCGCTTTACACTTTGTCCAAACGCCAAATTAGGCGATTTTTCCATATGCAATTGGGATATTTTATAAGTATTTGGACGGCATTAGGAAAAAGATTAACTACGTTAACTCTTTCTCACTCCGTTATCATAGCGCATTTTGTCGAATATACACGTCTAATCTCGCCACCTTGCGCTGCCTCATCATAGCTCTTTATTTCGCTCGTTTACGCGCTCTTCCTAATCCCGCGCTTACTCTCGCCTACGAACGCCACGTCAACGCACATGTCACGTATTCTATCCGCAAGCCGCCGATCGAATATCGCGGAGAGGTCCGCGAGTGCTACGTTTGACGTATAAACCGTCGGCAGGCCGTTCGTCACGCGGTGGTTTACGACACCGTGTAAGTCTGCGCGGAATGCCTCGCTCGCTGACCGTACGCCGATATCGTCGAGCACAACGAACGGCGTCGTTTTCGCACGTTGCTCCATCGCGTAATATTCGCGTGCGATCGGCTCGGCGGTCTCTTGCGGGATGCCGTTACGCGTGAATCCGAGGTATTGCGTCTGCCACGCGTTCAAGTCGACGAATAGCGCCGGGCGTTCGAGCGGAGTTAATCCGCGCTGGATACTTCCGATATAGTGACGGATGATCCATTCGTTAACCAGCGCAGCGGCCGACGTTGTTTTCCCAGTGCCTGGCTCATCGCTGTACAGATATAGCGATTTAATACGCTCAGCCTGCGGATCGAATTGGCGCGAGAACGTATCGACGTACAACGCCAGTTTCCGGTAAGCCGCCGCCTGGTTATCGCGTGCCGGCGAATTTGCTAACGTAAGCCGCGCGTAATCGTCCGGTAGGCCTGCCGCTGCTACACGTCCGCCGCGTCCGTTGTGCCCGTGTACGCCAATCCAAGCGCCGCACATCGCGTTGCAGGACGGTCCGCCGGCGTTCTTACAATGCGCAGCGAGTACGCATTTACTTGCATTCGTATTAGCGGTCAATTGCGCACCTCCCTCCGTTACTTTACTCCGAGGATAACGTAGCCTTCCTTAACGTAGGCGGGATCGTCGAGTTTATACGTAACCTCGCGTACGATCTTCGGTCCTACATATTCCTGCGCCGCTGGATCGTATTCGTGCAGCGTTAACGTATCACCTACCGCATATGGGCGGTCGTTCTTGCGGACTTCGAACGGCTTGCTTCCGTCGTCTACTGCGTTGTAATGCGGTTGAATGAGTTTCAAATCGTGATTCATTGCGCAGCCTCCCTCCGTTATAGCCGCGCGTCAGTCTCGATTACGTGGAGACAGCGCGGACAGTACGTTACATACGTTTTGAAATACGTTGATCCGTCAAGCGTATACGTATGTGAGCTCGCTGTATCCGGATGAATCTGGCGCTCGCATGACGGACATTCCGATATTTCTACGATACGTTCGCCAGGACTTCGCTCACGCTCCGCTGTCTCCCGTTTATCGAAAAGCACCGTATACTCGTCGATCTCAAACGCGTATCCGAGTCCATCCGTCGCGTCTTCGTCTGCACGCACATAGCCGAGTCTTGCGTTATAAATTGCGTACATAAGTTGTCCTCCCTCCGTTATAAAAAGTCCGCTATCTCTTCGTCCGTCATTCCGCCCGCTGCCGCTTGCTCTACGCGTTCCTTCCGCTTGACCTCCGCCAGCACCTGCGCCATTATCCTCGGCAGCATATACGTTATTAAAAACCCCGCCGTCAACTGCGGATACTGCGCTGTTACGCGATGTTCTGCGAAAGCACATTCGATAGTTTCGCGCAGTGCCTCCGCCCCGTATAACGTTAACGCACGTTTGATTACGCCCTGCTCATAGCGCCAACCACCAGCGGCGGGAATGTACGGATCAACTCCGTAGCGCTCGCGGTTGAGGTCGATAATCTGCGTCATGACGGTCAGCGTGTTCCAATCGTCGAGGGGAAGCGTTCTCCAGGACTTGCGCTGATCTGCGGTAATCTTCGGTTTAGGCTGCGCTTTCTTGCGGGGTGTCATAGTCTAACGCCTCCTTAACCGCAGGATATTCGCACATACTTGCGCAATGGTCGCAGATGTCAATGCGCCCTCTTCCCTGCGCGAATACAGCGGTTGTCTTCATCTTGTCCTCGCAGAGTTCGCACCATATATCATTACGCGCCATCCGCAATCGCCTCCAATACCTTCCGCAGCTTGGCGCGGATGATCCCGGGCGGATACGTCATGGCGGCCGCGATGCCTGCGCGGAGTTGATCACGCTCTCGTTCGGCATTTCTTGCCCGCGCTACTGCGGATTCCTGGGACGCGACCAAACGCTCTACCATACGTGTCTCCTCGGCTAACTCAGTCTCCGCGCTAATCGCCCGTTCGATCGCGTGAGGCCAACCGGTGCGCGCTTCGGTGATGAACGTTGCGTCCGCTTGCTTATCGTAGTCAATATCGCGAACAATTCGGATATCGCCTGCGTATACATTCGTTTCTCCGAATTTACCTCCGCCAACTTTCCAAGGACCCGACTGCGCCGCGTTGCAGATCGCTAGGTCAGCGTGTAAATCTCGTTTAATCTCCGTCATTATTCCGTTCCCCTTTCGTTATTAATTCACGTCAGCATCCCGGACCACGCCATGAACGCCACAAACGCGAGCATCGGCCACACTACGACTATTATCGCTGTGCCTACGAAATTCAGCGGCATCCCTTCGTGTGATAACCACGCAGCAGCCGCGAGTCCAATCGCAATGTAAACGAACGCGTCCGTATTGACGATGCGCCATATCCACGTCAAGATACGCTTAACCTTCGTCATAATTACGCCGCCTCCAGCGCCAGGATACATCCGATTACAAGTACGCAGATTGACGCAATTATCGCCACATCCGCGCTGAGTAATATCGATATGATTGCCGCGATAAGTCCGAGCGCGGTTAACGCCTTACCCGCGAGATACCGTACAATTCGGTCGCCTAAGTCAAACATTCCGCATCCTCCTCGTTATTTTCTGCGGGCTTCTCCCCGCGATAATGCGCTATTATGTCCGCTACACTTTCGAATTTCACTTACGCAGCCTCCCCGTTCCTCTTTAAATACCGCTCATACGCCGCCTTCTCACGCGTGCCCCCGGACAATGGCGCACCTACACGCAGGCATTCCGCAATAAACTCGTCGTTCACGTCATCGAACGGAAGCTTAAGCGTGAACAAGCGCCAATGTACGAGCTCGTGCAGCAAGTTGCTCTCCGTTTCCTCAGCGCCATTCTCCGCATTAACCGGCGCTGACATCCGGATTTCCTGCAGACCGGTCTCCGTATTGAATGCGAAGGCCGCGTCCATCCTACGCCAGTAACGCCGAGTCAAGCGCAGCGTTCCCGTATAATCTACGCCCCAATGACGCCGGGCCATTTCGTTAGCGAGCGCTAGGAGCCGCGCCTGTTCCGCGAGTAGTTCCGTTTTCGTCATACGTCAACCCTCCCGTTCCACTTACGCAAGGCTACTGCGCCAGGCCTGCGGTCAGCTCCGCGATCATGAGCGAGAAATACGCAATCTCGCGCTAACTTTACGAAGTTCGGATTAACGTGGTTATAGACGCCGATACCGCTGATAAAGCGCCACTCGTCTACGTGGCTGTATCCGGGAAATTTACGCCGCTTAACGTAGACGTCTACGGTCAGCACGTAGCGCAATCCGTATACGTTCGTTTCGTCGAAACACACTTTATAGCGCGTGCCATCGTTTGTCATAACGTTAACCTTCGTTTTCATTACGCACCCACCTCCGTTTCGATACGTCCGTCCCACACGTTAAATTTAGCGGCGGCCTCCAGCTTTTGGCGCTCGCTGATCGACAACTCTCGCCGAGTACGTGCGTCAATGGCGGTGTCACGGCGGTATGAGTAGAAGGCCGCTCCGGTCAGACGTACGTAATCCGGACGGTCAGCGTCATACGGTCCATAGCCGCGCATATTCTCGATATTAACGCGGTATATCTTACGGAAGCCGAACCGCTTCCGTGGTACATAGATTTTAATGACCGCATGCGATGGCCGGTCGAATTCGTCCGTTACCTCTCTGATAGTAACGCGATACTCCGTTCCGTCCGGCGCTGTCACCGGAAATTTACGCAGCTCCATCGTCGGTCACCTCCGTTAATTTAACGTTAAAATACTTGCGGAAATGTGCGAAGTCTTCCTCGCGATAGGTGCGCTTTGTTCCGCAGATATTGCACGCTATAACGAAGTACGTATAACGCGCGCATCCTATCGTCTTTACGAACGTATCGTCCAGCCGCCAATCATGCGTACAGAGGTGCGGAGATGGCTTACGCTTAAACGGCCACATCATCGGACGCCTCCGTTAACTTTGCGATTAGGGCCGCGAGGCATATCGCTTCCGGAGCGCTGTTACTTCCCGCGCTGTGCTCGCCGATTTCCGCTACGTAATTACCTGTCGTGTTTACTTCGCCTGCGATACGCATAACGCTGATCCAGTGCGTTTCGTTCAACGCTTCGAGCACCGCCCAAGCTGCGGAAATGTCCGCCGAATATTCATCTAGCGCGATCCCAACGTCTCCGTATCCGACTTCGTAAACTGCTCCGCCAAGCCTACGTTCACGTCCGATCCTCTTACCGAACACAACCTCCGCAACCCACGCATCCCTTTCCCGCGTGCTAAGCCCCGCCCACTTTGCGATAATCTCCTCGCGTGTCATTACGCCACACCTCCCGTTACATCTACGATTCCCTCCCCGCGACAATGGCGGCATACCTCGCGCTTACCGTCTTCCATCCGCGATAGGAACGTGTTGATATACGCTTCGAGATTCGTCTGCAGCTCCGCGTAGTCCTTTCCGCGAATGACAGGTGTCACTTCCCTACCTTGCGTTCCCTGGCTGTATCCCGGTCCGTAAATCTCGATTATCTTAAGCGTCTTCCAACGAACCTGCAGCGTCTCAGTTCGTGGCTTGCGTGACCTGGCCGTTGGATAGTATGAGCGCGTGGTCGTTTCGTGGTACGGGATTGCTATCCGCTCACTGACCCGCAGCGCTTGGATGTTCCGGTAGTCGTCCATTTCGTATTTACCTTCGCTCTCATCTGCGCGCTCCTTTACACGATCCCATAGTAATTCGAACACGAGCTTTCCCGGGATAAAGCACGGATATTTATGCTGCGTTTCTCTGTGCCGCGCGATATTATTCGGAAAGTTAATCGTTACGTAGCTCGGTATCGTAACAGGCTCGCAGTTTTTATCGATAATCTCGAACTCCACCGCTTCCAAGTACGTCGTTGGCTCGCTATATACGGCGTGATAAAACTCCGCATTCTCTCCGCATAAATCCCCGTCTTCATCCCGCGTAAACGCGTCGGCAGGCAGTTCGT